GCTGGATCGTCGGCCTCGTCGCCTAAAGATTCGTGGCAGCGCGCGGCGGGGACACGCCTCCCCGCCGCGCTTGGGCCGGAGAACATGTTCCACTATACCGACGCGCCTGACCTAAAACGGGACGACCAGCACAAGTACTCGCTCATCCCCTCGAACGAAAACCCACTCGGCGTCACGGAAGTCATGGTCGACGTGGGCCTCGAGTCCGACGACTATTTCACCGAAACGGACAGCAGCCGCGGCATCGCCATCCACGCCGAACTAGCCAACGCCGCCCGCGGCATCGCCCCATTCCCATTCCTAGACCCCGACCTGTACGGCTGGCGTCAAAGCGGCCTCGACAAGCTCGCGGAACTCCTAGCCGACGGCGCCGTCATCCTCGGCGTCGAGGTCATGGCCTACCACCCGCTCTACCGCTTCGCCGGCACCGTCGACCTCATCGTGCTTTGGCGCGGCTACGAATGGATACTGGACTGGAAGTCGGGCAAGGCGTCGAAGGTCACGCGCTTTAAGCTCGCCGCCTACGACATGATCCTGGGCCCCGCGAAGAACGGCAAGCAACGCAAGCGGGCGGCAATTGAGGTGCAGGAGGACGGAAGTCGTGCGAAGCTAATCGAGTACAACACGCCCGATCATTTCCACGACGGCAACCGCTTCCTGAGCTACCTCAATACGTCCCGCGACCGTAAGACTTACGGCGCAAAATAGATTTGACAAACGCCATGGCATCTGATACGATCTGGCAACATTGCTAAAACACGGAGAACACATGGAAAACACAGACGAACCGACCACCGCTCTAGAAAGAATCCCGGTCCCCGAAGTCGTCGACCTCGAAATCATCCGTTCCTCGATCGGCCCGTCTATCGACAAGGCCCTGCACCACGCCGCAAAGATTGCGGCCAGCATCACTGACGACGCCTCCCGCGAGATCGCCATAGATGCGGTCGAGAAGGTCAAAGACGACTGCCTCACCGTTTTAGAGAAGTGGCGCGAAGACTACTACGTCCCGAAGTACCGCGACGCCGAAGACGCCCGGTCCGTTTTCGACACGCGCATCAAGGAGGCCAAGGCTGTCGTCAAGACCATCATGAGCCACGTCTCCGACTACAACGTGCGCAAGAAGCGCGAGGCCGACCTGGCACGGGAGCGCGCCGAAGCCGAGGCGCGGCGCCTGCGCGAGGAACTGGAGCGCAAGCAACGGGAACTCGAAGCCGCCGAGCGCCGCGCCAATGAGGCGGCGGAGGCGGAGAAGCGCCGCATCAAGGAGGCCGAGGAGGCCGAGGAGCGCCGGATCGTGGCCGAGGCCGAAGCACGCATCCGCGCCGAACGCGCCGCCCGCGAAGCGGCCGCCGCCGAGACAGCCCGTAAGCTCAAGGAGGAGGAGGATGCCCGCCTCAAGCAGGCCCAGCTGGCCAAGGACGTCGGAAACGGGGACGCCAAGGTCGATACCATCCTCGAGAGCGCCACGCCGATCAGCCCAGTCCTGGCCAAGCCCGAGCAGGCCAAGGACCTCGAGACGCTTCGCCTGGAGAACGAACAGGCCACGCGCGTCGCCGAGGAGAAGGTCCTGCGGGAGCAGGCCGCTGCGGCCGAGGCCGAGAATGTGCGCCTAGCGGCCGAGGCCGACGCCAAAGCCAAGCGCGAGGAGCTGGCCACGGCCACCGCCGCCGCGACCAGCGCGGCCGCCGCCGCAGCGGCGACATCGATCGCCACAACGACCGACTCCCGTACCGTAAGCGTGACCAGATGGAAGGTCGACTTAGCCAGCGACGGGACGGTGGACGGAGACCGCGCCGCAGTCATGACGCTACTCAAGGCGATCGTGGAAGGCCGTGCGCCCATCGAGGCCATGGGATTCGATGAGAACCACCCAGAGGATTTTAGGCCGTCTTGGGTCGTCAAGCAGGCAGCAGAAAAAAAGGATAGATTTTTTTGCCCTGGCTGGAAGGCTTATCCACAAGCTGATGAACAACTAAAACGTCGCACCGTAGGTGGGAGACGTTAGAATGCCACGAGGCGTCTACGCTCGCACCATAAAATCTCTCCCGGAAAGATTCTGGGCCATGGTTGATAAGAACGGTCCAGCGCCAAAGCACAACCAAAAGATCGGAGCGTGCTGGTTGTGGACAGGATATCGTTCCACGAATGGATACGGCCAGATCAATCGCGGTGACCACCGCATCGATTATGCCCATCATGTCGCATTTGAGATTCAGAACGGGACGATCGACACCAATCTGGACGTAATGCATGAGTGCGACAATCGCCCCTGCGTACGCGGAACACACCTCGTGCAAGGGACGCGAAGCAAGAACATTGGTGATTGCGTCGTTCGCGGAAGACACTTCTCACCATATCGCCATAGGACACATTGCAAAAACGGGCATCTGTTCACTGAAGAAAAACGCCCCGACGGTGAAGGAAGAATATGCCGAACATGCATTAATGATAGGGCAAGAAAATATCGTAAAGGGAGACGCTAACCATGGCCGAAGGTGGAGCCGTTTATAAAGAAATCATCCTCAAGACGATCCGCGAGAAGGAATGGAAGGATGGGAAAGGCTTCGGCGTTTGGGTGGTGCAGACCGTCAAGGACGACAAGAGCTTTAAGATTCAGGTCCGCGCCGGCATGTACCGGCCGGACAAGGTGACTGGCGAGAAGGTCCTGCCCAAAGACGGCCTCGATGAAGGCGACTTCAAAACCGTCCACGCCGCCTGGAAGGAAGTCGAGCCGTTGCTTCAGATCCCGAAAGGAACCGCCGTCGACCCGCGCACGACCGACGACACGCCGGAACCGGAGGCCGAACTGCCTCCGTGGATGAAGTAAGGAGAACCATGAAATCACTGAGCAAGAGCCAGTACGTGCGCGGCAACCAATGCCTCAAGAGCCTGTGGTTGTATAGAAACAGAAAAGATTTACAGGACCCCGTCGACCCGTTCCAGCAGTCGATCTTCCACTCCGGCACCGCCTTCGGCCTCCTGGCCATGAAACGGTTCGCCGGCGGCGTCCTCATCCATGCCGACCACGCGCATCCCGAGGACGCTCTGGCCCAAACGGCCGACGCCGTCGCCAGCGGCACCAAGATCATCTACGAGGCCGCGTTCTTGTTCGAGGACGTCCTGGTGCGCGCCGACGTCGTCACGAAGAACGACAACGGAACCTGGGACCTGACCGAGGTCAAGAGCGCCACGAAGATGAACGACGTCTACCTCCTCGACGTCGCCGTGCAGCGCCATGTTATGAGCGGCGCTGGCTTCCCGGTTGCGCACGCGCGCGTGGCGCACGCCAACCCCGGATACGTCCGCTACGGCGAGCTCGACCTCGACAAGCTGTTCGTGGTCGTAGACGTCACGGAGGCGTCCGAGCCGGCCCTGAGCGAGGTCCCCCAGCGCCTGGGGCGCATGAAGGTCTTCGCCGACGCGCCGGCCGCGCCCGAGATCGGCATCGGGAGCCATTGCGCCAACCCGTACCCCTGCGACTTCGAGGGGAACTGCTGGGCGCACGTTCCCGAGTACTCCGTCTTTAACCTGGCCTACGCGAAGATGGAAACGAAGCTGGACCTGTTCAACCGCGGCGTCCAGCTGGTCCATCAGGTCAACCCAGACTTCGACAACCTTACCGACAAGCGCACGATCAAACAGGTCCAGATCGCGCGCCTGGGCAAGCCGTACGTGGACCTCGAGGCCATCGGCTCCTTCCTCAACGGCCTGCGCTACCCGATCGCGCACCTGGACTTCGAGACGGACAACCCGGTCATCCCACCGTACGACGGCCTCAAGCCCTACCAGCAGATGCCGTTCCAGGCTTCCGTGCGCGTCCAGCAGGAGCGCGGCGGGCCGCTCACCGAGTACGGCTACCTAGGCGACGGCTTGGAGGATCCGCGCCGCGACCTGATCGGCTTCCTCTCCGAACACGTTCCCGAGCAGGGCCACGTCCTGGCCTACTACAAGAGCTTCGAAGGCGGGCGCCTGAAGGAACTCGCGCAGGGCCCCGGCGTCGGCAACCGAGGGCCGCAGCTCCTCGACATGGCCGCGCGCCTCGTCGACCTGGCAGACCCGTTCAGCAAGAACTGGTACACGCATCCCGGCTTCAAGGGCAAGTGGTCGATCAAGAACGTCCTGCCTATCCTCGTCCCGACGATGACCTACGCCGGCCTCGTCATCCGCGACGGCACGGCTGCGATGGCCGCGTACGCCGAACTCCGCGACCCGAAGCTCGACCCGGCGCGCCGCGCCATGCTCACCGAGGCGCTCAAGGTCTACTGCGGCCAGGACACGATGGCCATGGTTAAAATCCTCGAACACCTATGGGCGCAGGTCGGCGTAGCGGCGTAATGACTTTGATGGGGCTGCCGGGAGACCCCGGACCGGAACGGACTTCGAAAGGCCGGTGCCTTCGGGCATGGCGGGCGCGAGGTTCGTTTCCTGCAAACTTGTGGTACCCAAGAAATGAAGGCGAGGTTAAACCTTGGCCGAAGCAGGCGCAAGACCTGCCCCCATTACCGATTGGATTTTAGTTGACAAGTAACATGGCGTTTGCCATCATACGCAACGGATAAAATCCGGACGAATTGACGGACAGGAGAGCCATGAGCGACACGACGGGAATGGTCCACGCCGATCCGCGCCGCGCCGAGGCCGAGGCACTGGCCAAGGTCGCGCCGCACCTCAAGCGCATCAAGACACGTATCATGGCCTGGGCGACGAACGCCGGGGAGAACGGATTGACCCCCGACGAGTTCGCGCGGGAAACCGGGGCGCTCATCAACACGGTGCGCCGGCGCTTCGTGGACCTTTGGAAGGCCGGCGAGCTCAAGCCCACCAAGATGACGCGCCCGAACGCGCGCGGCAACCCGGAGACGGTCTGGGTCCTGGGCCACGACGCGCTCGGTGCGGCGGTGCGCGAGACCAAGGACCAGAAGATCAAACGCCTCGAGGCGCGCGTCGCGGAGCTTGAGAGCACCCTGAGCCGAGCGATATGACCAACGACCAGATCAAGGCGCACACGATCGACTTCGCCATCAAAATGGCCAACGACGGTGCCGAGCCGGCCGACCAGCTGACGGCCGTCGCGTTGCTGATCCAGTGCAGCTTAAAGGCCGTAACGCCTTTGCAACGGACGAAGATCGCCAGCATTTACTTCGACACGATCAGGGCAAACTTGTGAAAGGTTTCACCCATGAAACACCACGCCAGGGCGCGACCAACGTCTGGCTGACGCCGCACATCGGGAACGGAAGATTAAACCAAGAGCAGGCCATCGAACGTTTCCTGCCACGCTATAAACTGCTCGACGAATGGACTGGATTCGATAAGCAACACCGCTTTTTAGACACAGCCACCGGAAGGGTCGTAACAAAAAGCGGATATTCGGCACGTTCCTCTAGGAAATGGAAAGGTCGATGGGCCATGATACGAGAGAAGATTTGGCATGGATGTTCAGATAAGCCTTGGTACAGATGCTGGGAAGGGATGATCTCTAGGACCACAGACGGAAAAAAGAGATGTTACGATGGCATTGTCGTCTGCGTGGAATGGCGAGATCCGCGCGTCTTTGGAGAATGGGCAGAGCGCAACGGATTCGCGCCTGGATTGACCATCGAGCGAAAAAACCCGCGCTCTCATTACGCGCCAGAAAATTGCGAGTGGATCACTAAGCAAGAAAACAGCTCGCGAAGTCATATCACAAGCCCGCGTCACCATGATAGTAAAGGCCGGTTTGCCCGCGGCGTTTGGAAGCCGGCGTGACGCCGGAACTCAACCGGATATACCTAGGCGACAACCTCGCCACCATGAAGACGTGGCCGGACGCCTTCGTCCACACCTGCGTCACCTCGCCGCCTTATTTCGCGCTCCGCGACTACGGCACGGCATCGTGGGAAGGCGGAGACGCCTCGTGCGCGCACAGCGTCGGAGGACAGGTGCCGGACGGAAAGGCACCGGGCGCGATCTCTGCCGGCGTCCGCCCCGGGGTAGACGCCAGCAAGTGCCGCAAGTGCGGAGCGAAACGCATCGACCAACAGATCGGCCTCGAGGCCACGCCAGAGGCCTACGTCGCACGCCTCGTCGAATTGTTCCGCGAGGTCCGACGCGTTCTCCGCGATGACGGTACGCTCTGGCTCAACCTCGGCGACTCATATAACGCCTACAACGGCAACCGGGGCACCGAGAGCGAGTACGCCGGCAAGCGCAACGCCATGGAGCCGGCGTTCCCGGCTGGCCATGGCCTCATGGCGAAAGGGCTCAAGCCCAAGGACCTCATCGGGATCCCGTGGATGGTCGCACTCGCTCTGCGCGCCGACGGCTGGTACCTGCGATGCGACATTATATGGGCCAAGAAGAACTGCATGCCGGAGAGCGTTACGGACCGGCCCACGAAGGCGCACGAGTATATTTTTCTGTTGTCGAAGTCGGAGAAATATTTTTACGACGCGGAGGCGATCAAGGAGGCGATCACAGAATCGTCCATCGCGCGCGTGGCGCAAAATGACGGACGGCCAGTGCTCAACACCGACCGCAAGCGCGATAGCACGCAGGCCGAACAGACGCTTGACATCGCGGCGATGGTGCCGGCGGACGGACGAAGGAACAAACGATCGGTGTGGAACGTCGCGCTTAAACCTTTCAACGAAGCACACTTCGCAACTTTCCCTCCGGACCTGATCTCCCCGTGCGTATTGGCCGGCGCGCCACGTGGGGGGGTCGTATTGGACCCATTCATGGGCGCGGGGACCACGGCCCTCGTCGCCGCCACACATGATCGCCAATATATCGGGTGCGAATTGAACCCGGAATATAAGTCCATAGCCGACGCGCGCGTGGCGAACGAATCCGCGCAAGAGAAAATGCTATGAGTAAGCGGAGGCCCCCGATGACGTTCGGTAGCGTCTGCTCGGGCATCGAGGCCGCCAGCGTCGCCTGGCATCCGCTCGGCTGGCGTGCGGCGTGGTTGGCCGAGATCGATAAATTCCCCGCCGCCGTCCTGAAGCACCGCTACCCCGACGTGCCGAACCTCGGGGACATGACCAAGATCCACGAGTCGGAGGTTTTCAATGGAGCAGATATCGATGTTCTCGTCGGAGGAACCCCCTGCCAATCCTTCAGCGTCGCAGGACTTAGAGCGGGACTGGCGGACCCGCGCGGCAACTTGGCACTCGTCTTTCTTAGGCTTCTTGACCATAAACGCCCCCGCTGGGTGGTCTGGGAGAACGTCCCCGGCGTCCTATCCTCCTGGTCGGATGCGGCGGAGCGTCCTGCGACCGCCGGGGACTACGACGCCGCCGGACAACCCGACCCCGGAGACGGACGACGAGGAAGCGTCGTCGAGCAGTCCAGTGATTTTGACACCTTCACCTGCGGCCTTCGGGAACTCGGGTATGGTCTCGCCTGGCGAGTGCTTGACGCTCAGTATTTCGGAGTTCCCCAGCGCCGGCGTCGCGTCTTCGTTATCGGCTATCTTGGAGACTGGCGACCTGCCGCGGCGGTTCTTTTTGAGCGCCACAGCTTGTATGGGAATCCTCCGCCGAGCCGCAACAAGGGGGAAAACGTTGCCGGCCCGCTTGGAGCTTGCTCTGAAACAGGCGGCCGGAGGACAACAGATTTAGATGGACACAGGGCTCATGTCGTATATGAAAACCATGGCCAGGACTCGCGCGTTAAGGAGTGCGACGTCAGCCCGCAGATCAATGCCAAGGCCGGCACTGGCGGCGGGAACCTGCCGCTGACGATCACGCCTGCGCCAGTAATGTTTAAACCGTCGCACTACACGCGCGGTAAGGACGGCGCGCCGAGCGAGGTTTCGCCGCCGCTGTCCGCCGACGCCGACAAAGGCGACCAGGATCCTCTCGTGTTTGAAACACGCTTTGCGCGCAACGGGAGAGGAGCTCCGGACACCGTATGTCCCCCGCTCAAAGCGCAGAGCGGCGAGACGGGCAAGGGCGACGCCGCGCCCGTCGTGGCTTTCACACAGAACAGCCGATCAGAGGTCCGTGAGATAGGAGGCGACGGCCAGATCGTCGGCGCTCTGGCGGCGGAGCCGGGTGCCCAACAACAGAACTACATAGCCGCAGGGGGGGGGATACCTGCGCCGGGACAGGCGACGGCTCGAACCGCCGTGCGTCGTCTCACGCCGCGCGAATGCGAACGCCTTCAGGGTTTCCCAGACGACTACACGAACATCGCGCGCAACGGGAAAGACACGACCGACGGTCCGCGATACAAGGCACTCGGCAATTCCATGGCGGTCCCGGTCATGCGGTGGATCGGGGAACGGATACAGATGGTGGAAGATTTAAATAAAAAATAATTGCTTGACATATGCCATGGCGCGTAGTAGTATACGCGCGGAGCCGTAAAAGGAGCAGCCCGATGCGCAAGATCGTGATCGAAGCAGAGATTTTTTTCGACAAAGACGGCGCCACCCGAATGCGGTTGATGACCGGATTCGGCGACCCCAACCTGGTGGTCGCAACCGACAAATTCCAATACCTCGACGCGGAGAAACCATGAACGACGTCGAGCTTTTTTTTCGGCCTTCGATGTTGCGTAATTATGTCCTAGGATTGAACGTCCGATGACTATTAATCCAGAGCAGATTCAAGTCGTCGCCAACCTGCTCCATCAGGCTCGCTTCCCGCGCTACAAATACGGAACAGTGAAGTGCGCCGGCCCCAAGATTTGTTGTGGCCAGGACCACGAGATGGCCCGCGCGCTCCTGCGCCGATACCGCCTCGTCAAGAGGGCCCGATGAACGACGCAATCCCCGTGTTGGACAAAGGCTTCGTTCGCCTTGAGAAGCACAGCGGCGAGGACCCAAGCGTTGTCCGTGCGGCACGCGTCAGCTACGGATCGAAGTCCAAGACGGCGGAGGCCGATCGCAAGCTCATCCGCTACATGCTCGAGCACGAGCACGGGACGCCGTTCGAGCACAACCTGTTCACCTTCCACGTCAAGGCCCCGATCTTCGTTTTCCGCCAATGGCACCGGACCCGGATCGGCATCAGCTACAACGAACTGTCGGCGCGCTATGCCGAGATGAAGGACGAGTTCTACTTTCCAAAGAAATGGCGCAAGCAGGACGTAAAGGATAAGCAGAACAGCATCGCCGGCGACCTGCCGCACGCCGCCCTGACGCGAGACATGCGCGCCGGGTGCAAGGAGCAGATGGCGCGTTACCGCCGCGCGCTGAAGGCCGGCGCCGCCCGCGAGATGGCCCGCTTCCACCTGCCCGTCAACCTCTACAGCGAGATGTATTTCACCTGCAACGCGCGCTCGCTCATGGCATTTATAAAGCTCCGCTCCGAACACCACGCCCAATGGGAGACGCGCCAGTACAGCAACGCGCTCTGGACATTGTTCGCCAAGACGATGCCATGGACGGCCGAGGCATTCCTCGGCACGCTCCCGCTGGCACGCTACCAGTCCATGGACGGCCTCGCCGGCCCCAACCTCGACTCGATCCCCAAGGCCTCCCGTGCCGCATAAGAAGTTACCCACCGCACCCGACGGCGGAGGCCTGCGCTTCAACACAGGTAAGCTCCGCGTGGACTTGGTCCCATCTGACGTGATCGAAGCTCTGGCGGGCGTCCTGGGCCACGCCTGCACCGAGCGCGTCCCGCCATACCCGCCCCGCAACTGGGAGCGCGGCATGAAGTGGAGCGACGTCGTGGCGTCACTCGAGCGCCACCTGCTCGACGTTAAGCTCGGGCGGATGATCGACCCGTCGGGCACGAAACAGCGGTCGACCGCCCTGTTGCTTTGCAACGCCGTGTTCTTGTGCGCCTACGACATCCGCGGCATGCACCACCTAGACGATTTGGAGCCGTACGCACGATCCGCGCGTAACAAAAAAGGAGACCCCCATGAAACGCCTCGTCCTCGTCGCCGTCGTCGCCTCCGTCGCCGCTTGCTCCAGCGCGCCCGTAAAGGCCCCGCTGGCCGTCGGCTGCGGCCCGACCCAGTACACGCGTCAGATAAACGCCGCCTCGTCGGCGGTCATCAACATGTGCTTCCTCGCGGACGGCAGCGTCAAGTGGACCGACGGCGAGGCCGTCCCCGTCGCCCCGCAGATTAAACCGAAGAAGACCGCCACTGCTACGAACAAGAAATAGCCTGCGGCAATGGCCTCTCCGCAAACCGAAAACGGCTACTTCAAAGTCGCCAACGAACTAGCCGACGCGATATTCCTTTTCCCATTCAGCGGCCCGCAGTTGCGGCTCGTGATTTGGGTAATGCGATACTCCTACGGCTGGCGGCGTAAGGAAACGCAGTCCATCACTCTCGACGGATTGACGTCGATCACCACCATCCCGCGTTCCACCCTCAGTTGGACGATTCAGCAACTGGTGGGCAGCGGCGTACTGGTGCGGAGCAAGGACTTGACCTACCGCCTCAACAAGAACTACGAGGAGTGGATCGTGACCGGATCCGACATGCTACCGCTTAGGTCCAACCCATTGGATATCCAACCCATTGGAATAGATTCCAACCCATTGGACCTACAGCGTCCCCCTATAAGGAACTTAAAGACAATTAGTAAAGACAAAGGTGGACACGAACGCCCAACGGCTATTTTCAGCCCCCCCTCTCTTTCAGCGGTCAAAGCTTACTGCACGGAACGGAAAAGCGTGGTGGACCCCGACAAGTTCTTCCACCACTTCGAGGCGAACGGCTGGTACATGGGCCGCACGAAGATGACCAACTGGAAGTCCGCCGTCTGCTACTGGGAGCGCACGCAGTACCCCGGCAACGGCCGCACCGCAGTCCTCGATGGAAAGGTCTGTCCGATCTGCGACAAGAACCAGATGGAGAAGGGCGCGACCGTCTGCGTATCCTGCGCCCGATGCAAGAAGTGCGGCGAGAGTACCCCCAACTTAAAGATCGGCAAGCGGCCGGACGGGACCAAGACGGCTTGGTGCCTCCGCTGCGTTAAAAACAAATGACGGACAGGAGACGACACGCCATGACCCACCGACAAGAAGTACTCAAGGACGTCCTGCCGCCGCTCACGCCCCTGCAGGAAGCCGCTCGGATCTACCTCGAAGCGGAGCAGGAGGCCGCGAACCTGAAGACGCGCGCCGGCAAGCGCAAGGAGGAGATGATCACGATGGCGAACAGGATCGGCGAGGACTTCGTCAAGGTCCGCGACGAGGACGGATTCATGCACACGTTCGCCTTCGAGAGCAAAGCGGCCGTCCGCCACAGCAAACTGCTCGACGTGAAGGTCGTCAAGCACGACAGCGCCGCCGACGCCTAAAGCGACATGAAGTTGACCATCCACGTGAAGCCGCTGTCGATCAACGACGCGTACCGCGGCGCCCACTACCCGACGAAGGAAAAGACGCAGTACGAGACGGCCCTGCGCTACGCGCTTCCGAACGTGCGCGTGGCGCCGGGCCCGTACTACCGGATCGCCTTCGACTTCCACCTGGTCAACTTCGCGCTCACGGACTACGACAATCTCATCAAGATCACGCAGGACTGCCTCGTCAAGCGCGGCATTATGACCGACGACCGCCTGATAGTCGACGCACGTATCCGTAAGTTTAAAGCCGACAAGGACCGCATCGAGATCGACCTGCAGCCCGCCGCCGACGCTTTGGAGCCAAACCTAATATGAAAAATGAAGCCCCCGAAACCGTCCAGGCCATACGCGCCAAAGCGGCACCGTACAACCCACGCACGATCACGCCGGCGCAGGAAAAGATGTTGGCCGCAGCCATGACCGAGTTCGGCGATCTTGGCGGTCTGGTGGTCAACGTCAAGACCGGCCGCGTTGTTGGCGGCCACCAGCGGCTGAAGCAGCTCGATCCGTCCTGGCCTGTCGTTAAAAAATCCTACACGGACAAGACCGGAACCGTCGCGCTAGGCTACGTCGAAACGCCCCGAGGCCGGTGGGCATACCGCGAGGTCGACTGGCCCGAGGCCAAGGAAAAGGCGGCGAACATCGCGGCGAACAAGCACGGCGGCGCGTTCGACATTCCGAAGCTCAAGGACATCCTTGTTGAAATTCAGGCCGCCGAGATACCGCTCGAGCTCACCGGATTCGACGCCGACGACCTGGCCGAGATGCTCGCCGAGGAAGGCGCGGCGATTCCGGAGAACGTGGACGACTTACCCCCCCCCATGGCGCAATCTAAGACCAAGCGCGGCGACGTCTGGATATGCGGCGACCACCGGGTCATGTGCGGCGACAGCACGAGCGCCGCCGACATCTCACGCCTGATGGGAGACGACCGGGCCGCGCTATACTTCTCCGACCCGCCATACGGCGTGTCCTACGAGGGCGGAGGCTTCGACGTGATCAAGGGCGACCACAAGCGCGACGACGACCTCTACAACCTGGTCACCGGCGCGCTGAAGCAGGCCGTCGCCCACACGACGCCCGGCGCCGCCTTCTACATCTGGCACGCCAGCAGCACGCGCCGCGAGTTCGAGGACGCCATGCGCGACGCCGGCCTAATCGAGAAGCAGTACCTGATCTGGGTTAAGAACTCGATCGTCCTCGGCCACGCCGACTACCACTGGACCCACGAGCCGTGCTTCTACGCCGGCAAGGAAGGCCAGAAGGTCGCCTTTCACGGCGACCGCACCCAGTCGACCGTCTGGCGCGCCACGCTCAAGAAGCGGGACGGCCTGGCGACCACCCTCGGCCAAGCCCTCCTGCTGACCGACGGCAAGGGCGGGCAGATCGCTTTGACCCCGCGCATGCCCAAGGGCAAGAAAACACGCACGGCGAGGCTCGTAGAGGGCCAGACGATGCGGATCGAGATACCCAGCAACAGTGTGGACGTTCTCGAGGTCGGCCGCGACCTGGACGGCTACAAGCATCCGACCCAGAAGCCGGTAGCCCTGTCGATGGTGGCGATCGCCAACAGCACGAAGCCGGGCGAGATCGTCCTCGACACGTTCAGCGGAAGCGGATCCACCCTGCTCGGGTGCGAGGCGACCGGCCGGCGCGGCCGGGTGATGGACCTCGACCCCACGTACGCCTGGGTTGCGGTGGAGCGGTGGCAGGACCTGACGGGCCGCAAAGCGTTTGTCGAAAAAGGAGCTTAAATGCGATACGCCGCCGAAACCAGCGTCAGCAGCGAGAAGTCCAAAGGCGAGATCGAGGCCACGCTTCGACGCTACGGCGCCGACCAGTTTGGATCGATGTGGGAGGACGGCCGCGCGGCTATTCAATTTAGAATAAAGAGCAAGATGGTCCGATTCAACCTCCCGTTGCCCGACCAGCGCGACGACGAGTTCGCCAAGGGCGGGTGCATCCGGGCCGGGTGGCACGACGAGGACCCGACGCACCTGTCCCACTCGCGCGGGTGCTTCGCGCCGCGGCCGCCGGAAGTTTCCGCGCGACTCTGGGAGCAGGCCTGCCGACAACGGTGGCGCGCGCTGGCGCTGGCGATCAAAGCCAAGCTCGAGGCCGTCGAGTGCGGCATCACGACGTTCGAGGAGGAGTTTCTTAGCCACCTCGTGGTACCAGGCCAGAAGGGAAAGACCGTAGGCCAGATGATTATAAGCCAAATCGAAAGCGCCTACGTAACCGGGAAGACACCGTCGCTGGGCTGGGAGGAGAAGTAGATGGACCGCACGAAAATCGAATGGACAGATGCGACGTGGAACCCGCTCCGTGGTTGCTCGCGCGTGAGCGAGGGGTGCCGCAACTGCTACGCCGAGCGCGTGGCCGCGCGATTCATCGGCAAAGGACAGGCATACGAAGGCTTGGCCTATCGCCACTACGAGAACGACACCGTGGCCAACACGATCGACTATGAACCGCGTTGGACCGGTGAGGTTCGACTTATTCGAGAAGCGATGGATCAGCCGCTAAAATGGAAACGTCCTAGAAAAATCTTCGTGAACAGCATGAGCGATCTGTTCCATGAGAAGGTAAGCGACGGCGTGATCTGGCAAATATTCAACGTGATGCGCCGCGCGCATTGGCACACGTTTCAGGTGCTCACAAAAAGACCTGAGAGAATGCTGAGATGGTTCCAAGAGATTGATCGTGGGACACTACGAGACCGAGACTTCCAGTGGCCGCTTCCAAACGTCTGGCTCGGCGTCAGCGTCGAGACGCAGGGAAATGCCGACAAGAGGATCCCGCTCCTGCTACGAACGCCGGCCGCCGTACGTTGGATCAGCGCCGAGCCGCTGCTTGGGCCTTTAGACATCTCGCAGTTTACGCCCGGCGGATGGGGTTGCTCCGGATGCGGATACCGAGAGAGAGGGAGCGTCGGTCGATGTTACGGCTACTGCCAGGACCCGAGCGGCAGGTCCTGCGATGCGGTGCCGTGTCCGCGGTGCGGCAAGCGCCACTACTGGACCGGCAGCGTGGCGTCAATCAAATGGGTTGTGGCCGGCGGCGAGAGTGGGCCAGGAGCTAGGCCGATGGACGTAGCGTGGGCCTGGGAGCTCAAGGACCAGTGCAATAAAACCAACGTGCCGTTTCTGTTCAAGCAGTGGGGGGAATACGGCGAGAACGGAAGGAAGGTAGGTAAAAAAGTTGCTGGCCGTCTTCTGCTTGGAAAAACCTACGACGAATACCCGGTGCCAGCGTGATGAGCCTGCTCGCCTACATAGCTATTTTATTTTGGTTCCTTAGCGCCACATCTGCGCCCGGAAATCAAGGCAAGGCGGAAATAAAAACGTCTGGACACACGGTCATGGCCATCTGGGATTTCTTGATAGTCCTGGCGCTATGCGGGCGAGTGTTAGGGTGGTGGTGACGCATCATGCAGCAGGACATGAAGCAACGCGCCGAGAATGGCCTGCGCGACTACCTGATCTATCTGCGCGACAAGGGCGATGCCTCAGAATCGTATGCGGTCAAGCGAACATTCATGGAGCGATCGTCAGCCCGTGGCAACTGCGGCCCGCACAAGGCTCGAGGCGACTTCGGTACCATGGATGGAATTGGAGCCGATACAGCGCGTTCTCGTCGATCAGTGGACCTCTGGGAGAAGCGCAAGCTGAACTCGTGGCGTGCCGGGGGTCGCTTGACGGCAAGCGGCCTGCTGAGAGTGTCCACGCGTCTGGCAAAGCCGTGGACGTTGGAGCAGGTGGCGAAGGCGGCGCCCGAGGCGAACTTCTGGGACCACCTGGCCGCGCTCATAATTTTAGACGGAGTCGTGAGGAGGAGATTCATGGACTCGCTTAAAAACATTCGAGAGGTCGTCGAGGGAATAGCGGACGAACGCCTTCAGCGGTCGCTGCTTGATCCAAACAACTCTGGCCCGATTCGGTCCCTGATCCGCGAAGAAATCGGCCACATGTTTGGAGAGTTGCTCGGCGTGATTCAACGCAAGGTTCCGCAGCAGGAGCCATCCGTCATGAGTCGCGGCCAACGCAAGTGCTCGCGTTGCGGCGTCCTGGGCCACACCGCCAAGACGTGTCAGGCCAGAGGTCCCGTGGCACCCGACAAGTGGGCTTGCATGAAATGCTCGGACAAGGAGGGGCGCACCCTGGACAACCCTGTTACCCATGAGGTCCGATCGGAAGAGTTCCACGATAAAGACGACGAGACGCAAATTCAAGGAGAGTAGAATGAACTACCGAGAAGAAGTCTTACGAAACTGTCCCAACTTCAGCACCGACACGTTGATGCAGAAGTTGAGCCTGAGCGGACTCGGCGTCGCAGGCGAGGCCGGTGAAGTTGCCGACATCATAAAGAAGGTCCTGCACCACGAAGTGCCGATCATGTCGGTGCGAGAAAAGCTGATCAAAGAGATGGGCGACGTCCACTGGTACCTCGAATATCTCGCAGCGACGCTCGGAACGACGACCGAAGAAGTGCAACGTCTGAACGTGGAGAAGCTCCGCGCCCGACATCCGAACGGATGGACGCCTGCTTCGCAACAGGCGAAGGCCGACGAGGCTCTGCGCTAGTGAAAAGCTCTAACCGGCGGCCGGTCGCGCAAGCGCCGGCGGTGGAACGCTCCGGGGTCCGCTCCTGCTTCGACAGGATCGGCTCGCCTCGACAAGGACTCCACGCCGCGATCCAGTTGGGCGTAGCGTCCGCGCTGATACCGCGGACCTGGATTGTCGCCGGGTATTATTTTTGTTGAAAATATATGTTGACAAACGCAACGGCACATGCCAAAATCAAAACGCACCTGGACCGAGGCCAGAAACGGTCGGACCTAAGACGCAGAACGCAAAGGAGCCGAACAATGTCCGACGTCGAATCCGCACCGAAGATGTGCCTAAGATGCGCCCGTCGCGCGTTGGCTAAACTTCCCGCCAAGCCCTGCGGCGCCTGCCCGTTGCTCAACGTAGATCGCCTGGCCCAGGTTCGCGCCAACGCCGCGCGCCCGTCGCCCCTGCAACGGTTCACATTCGCCTCGGCCGAAGCCAACGCGGCTCAGGTGGAGCCTCTGGCGTATGGCGAGCAACACCGCCTGACGTCGTGGGAGCGCGGCGAGTGAAGTGCATGACCTACGTAGAAAAGCGCATGTACGGCCGCCCCGGCCCCTGCGAGTACCCGCGCGGCGTCAAGGTCGTCCGTTGGGCCCCGACGCCGATGACCACGAAGGTCATCAAAGGCCTCTGCGCCGCGCACAAGAAGGTCCTCGACGCAGGTCGGCGCATAAAGCTGGTCGACGGCACGATCCTATGAGCGACACGCGCGAAGACTTAGCGATTAACAAAATCGCCGAGCAGGCGCGCCTGCACCGCGACCCGTTCCCGTGCGACTCCTTTCGCGCGATGTCGGAGAGCATCCCGCTCTGCGACCGATGCGGTTGGGACGTCGGGCCGCACCTCGACCAGATACACGACGAAGCGCTCGAGATGGACGCCGAGCGCCGCGAGGACCCATCATGATCCAAGAGCAAGACGACGACGTCATCCAGATCGGCAAGTTGCGCCGTCCCGGTCGTCCGGCCGCGTCCGTGACCTACGACCCCGGCTACGGCATGCGCGTCGACGGTGAAGGCGCTCCGCCCGACGCCGAGCAGGCCGCGCGGTGGGTCAAGGCTTCCGGCGGCTGGTTGCGCCTGCGCGGCGACGTACGACGGCTGGCCAAGGCTCATCCCGAGGTTGCCTACTTCCTAAAGGCGGTGCGCCGGCGATGAAAAAAGACACGATCGTGATCGACCTCGACGGCACCCTGGCCGACGTGAAGCACCGCCGGCACTTGGTCGCCGGAAAGAAGCGCAACTACGAGGCCTTCCATGCCTTGCTCAAGCAGGATCCTGTCAACACGCCCGTCGCTATGCTGATGAGCGGGATGGCGTTCTACGGACGAAGCCAATACACCGATAGCATCTATAAAGTCGTCATCGTCAGCGCACGGCCAGAATCAGTCGTAGAAGAAACTCGCGTCTGGCTGATGTTGAACGAGATCCAGTACGACGAACTCCACCTGTTGCGCCCCACCGACGACAGCACCCCCGACCAGGAACTCAAGCGCGCCTGGCTGAACAAGTACGGCAAGGAGCGCATCCTGTTCGTCGTCGACGACCGAGCCAAGGTTGTAAAGATGTGGAGGGAGGAGGGCATCACCTGTCTGCAGTGCGACGATTGGGAGGAGAAGGATGCCCTGGAAAAGAAAGATCAGGTCCTGCGCGATCTCGCCAATCTTCTCGGGGGGCCGACGATGAGCTACTCGCCTGATTACGAGAGCAAAGAACGCGCCGCTAGAATAAAAAAAGCAGTTGAGATGATCGCCAAGGAGTTAAAATCAAAATGAAAATATGGATACTCGTCGCGCTCATGGCTGTGTGCGCGTCGGAGGTGGCCACGCCGGAAGCCCCTGCGGATGCCCCAGCGGCGCCGTCGGCCGACAAGCCGAAGGAAGACGAGAAGGAAACGCCGGAGGAGCTCAAGAAGCGCGCCCGCAAGCCGCCGGCCGAAGGCCCGTGCAAGATGTGCGAGCAGATGCGGCAACTAAATCGCCTGCTCCTCTGCTATCCCTGCTGGCTCAAGGACAAGCTCCACAAGGACAGCGGCGGCACGTGGCTCCCCGGCGACCCGCACCCCGCCTCGTGCGGTTGCGACGGCCCCGGCGGGTGCTCGACCAAGCGGAGAGGCAATTGAGCGAGCCATCCCCTTACCGCGAGCTCGGAGTGCAGGCCGACGTGCGCTCCTTCGCCGCACGGGGCCTGCGTAAGCCCAATAAGAACCGCGAGCGCGACCTCTACTCAGGCGCGCCGGCGGCGGCCCGCGGCAACCACTACTGGGAGAACGTCTACAGCCGCGCCGACGTCGTCAGCAACACGCAACGATGTCGGAAGTGCGGGCGCCCCAAGTTCGCCGTAGACGGCCTGCGATGCGCCGGCCGCAAAGGAGTCCGACGATGATGAGCGAGGATTTATTGATTTGGGCCGAACAGCTGTCTCCGATCACAAAGCGCCAACCGACAGACTTCGATCGCGTGAAGGCAATAGTTGCCTACGCACGAACACTCGAACGAATGCTCGAGGAAAAAAGCGGAGGTGGGCAATGGGACCCAGGCGCGCGGCCACTGCCAAACCCAACAACCGACAATGAGACGTTAGAGGGTCGGCTACGCGAAGACGATAGTCCGGTCATCCGGGCCTATTCGTGGAGCAAGGTCGACACGTTCTTATTTCTCGGCATTGCCGCCTTCTGCTTCCTGGCCTGGCTCAAAACGAGGTAGGCCTAAAGACCCATACAAAAATAGGCCCTATGCCATTGACATACCGCATGGCATATGCCATACTAAAGCAAGAAGCAAGGACGAACCAAAGAGAGGTAGCAAAAAAATGAAAAGCGAGATTACGAAGGTGACCTGCGAAGAAGCCGAAGACCAGATCGAACAAATCTCCGCCCTGCTCGGCGTGAACGGCCACGACGAACTCGGCGGCGGCCTCGTCGGGTTCGTGTTCGCGCACCCGACCAAACAAGACGTCACGCTCACGTTCGGCTACGCCCAGGGCCCGCTCGGCCATAGCGAGTTTGACGACGCGACCGGGCAACCGGGCGACTGCGGCGACATGCCCGAGGACGGACCGCACGACGCCGCCGCCCAGGCGGACTACATCAAGAGCGTCTGCGCGCGCCTCGGCTACGTCATCCCGACGACGGATGGCCGCTGACATGACCAGGCACCAAGCCAAACATAAGCAAACGTTCGCGCAACGCGTCGCTGACCCGGACAAGGCCACGCTCGACGGTTCATTCGTAGAGAGCATCGTTATGACCGCCGCCAACAACGAACGCACGGCGGACGACATCTGGGCCATGTGGATCGAGTACGTCCGCACATGCGAGGGCTACGACCAAAGCCCCGTCTTCCGAGAATTTTGCAACTGGAACAAGCTCGCCGGCGCGGGGCCGCTCTCATGATCGCCGCCGACTACATGCTTCGTCGCCGCCTATTGCTCAAGGACATCAAGCATCTCCGCGACCAGATAGTAGTTATCACGACACGCGTGGCGCAGATGCAGGCGTCCGCTGATCGATTAAACCAACAGGCCGACCGATTATGCCGAGAGTTGGCATCCCTTGACAGAAAAAAATCGCAGGAGGGACAGTGAGACATATCAGCCAAAGCCTGGCCTGCCTGTTGGTTGCCGCCGCCGCCGCAACCTTGAGCGGGTGCGTCGCCACCCGTGACGACCTCCGCCGCGCCGACGAGGCCTTCCTGCGCGCCGGGCTGACCGTCGCTCAGGCGGAGGCGCAGCTCGGGACATCCACGGGCCCCGTCACCGTCCTGGCGACCGCGCGCCGCAGTTGCACCACCGCGCGCTACACCCGAATCTACGGCCTGGCCGGCATGGCCCCCGTCAACGACTACTACCTGACCTACTGCGGCGGCCGGCTCGTCACCTGGGTGATCGAACGACGATGAAGACGCGCTTCCCCGAGATCGGCATGACCGTCCGCAAGCACTACAAGTGCGCCTGCGGCCGTTGGGTCACGCGCTCGAAACGCTTCTACCAGACGATAAACCCATACAACGTCACGGCCAGCGGCTTCATGAAGGACCAGTACCAGATCCTCGCGGAGTGCCGCCAGGAAGCCGCCGCCTGGACGCGCAAAAAGGATCCATGCACCCACAGCGCCCACGCCGTCAAGGAGATCAGATGAACCGCGCCACGCTCGAGGAAGCCGAGGTCAAGTGCCGCCGCATCGGCACGCTCATCGGCAAGGACATGCCCGCCGGCTGGGGCTTCACCCTCATCCTGACCAGCTTCGGCGACAACGGCTACAGCACCTACCTCAGCAACTGCCAGCGGCCCGACATGATCAAGGCCCTGCGCGAGATGGCCGACAAGCTCGAGAGCGGCGCACCGCAGCGATGAGCGAAAACTTGGATCCGTTCTGCCCGCATTGCAAACAGGCGATTGTCCCGCGTTATATTCGGATTCACCATATCCCGATGTGTGCCGATCTCGCCGCCGCAAGGGCCGCGCTGATGAAGATCGACGACCGCGTGAACAATGAAGGCGATGACTCTCAGGCTTGTGTCAGCGATATTGGACACATTGCCCGCGCGGTCCTCGCCAAGCACACCGGGGGCAAGCCATGAGCCAAGATAAAGTTCATAAATGCCGTGGAGACTACCGCACGGTTTGCGGGAAGAAATGCGGGAGAGTGTGGTGCCGAGGCCGCAATGGCAGAATTAAAGTAACCTGCCTGCGCTGTCGCCGCGTCTCCCCCAAGGGCGCGGGCAACTGACGCGCGACACAGATCGATGGGTGGCCGCGCTGAACAAGCTCGCCCGAGATATGGACGAGAATGCCGAGGCGATGCACGAAAGCGCCTGGAAAGAACAACTGGCCCCAGAGCGCGAGGCCTACACGAATCTGGCGAAACGCGGCCCTACTGCGCGCAGGTGTTCGGCCAGACGCAAGGCTTAAACTGAGCGGCCGCCGGCGCGGGCCGGAGCGCGGCCCAGGCGAGCAGGAGCAACACGACGATCGCGGTGTTTTTCATGCGCTCATCTTAGCGTAGCCCCCCGGCCGCGGTCCTTGACCGGAGTCAACTCCTCCCACTATTTGCGTCAGGCGTATAAGCCCTGTTACCATATGACGCATGCCGAGGAAGAAATCGGGCGAGGGAATCCAACAATACGAGGCCTTCGAGACCTGGTTCTGGATGCACCCGCGCTCGTTCGATAAGTTGGCGGAAGGCTTGAAAGTCACCTCCTCGATCGTGCGCGTCTGGCACGCAAAATATCGGTGGGAGGAACGCGCCGAGGAACGCGAGAAAAAGATCAAGACAGACCTCGCCAACAAGAACGACGCCGAGGCGGTCAAGCAGCGCTCCAACATCATCAACGTGATGCAGGCCACCATGGCGCGCTACGCCGCCCGCCTGCTCAAAGACCCTGCGGTGCGCGACCAGCACGGCGTCACGCAGTACGAGCCGACTGCGGCCGACGCGGTCCGCGCCGCCCAGTTGCAGATCGTATTGGGAGGCGGGGCCACGAGCCGCACCGACATCACGATGGGCTCAGGCTTCACCGACGCCCTGCTCGCCATGGTGGGTGCCACCCTGCGCCGCGAGCTTCCGACCTGTTGCCCGAACTGCCGCGCCGACCTGGGCGGCCTGCCGGGGCGCATCAGCATGAAGCTCATCGAAGCCGCCTCCGGCCTGGCGGCCGACGCCGCCGCCGCCGTTCCGGTGCCGTTAGCGGGCTCCGTGGGCCGCGCCGAGAACCCCGACGAAGCGGGGCCGGAGTGAACTCCCTGCGCGACCCGAAGGCGCTCGCCGGCAACGACCAGGACGGAACGATCTGGTGCGGCCTCTGCGCCTGGACGAGCAAGGCGCGCACGGTGGAGCTCGTAGAACACCGCGTCCAACAGCACCTGGCCGCAGCGCACGGCCGGCGCGCGTTGTCGCGGTTCGACCACGACCTGCAGAAAAAGGTGATGCTCCCGTGATCCTGCAAAGCGCCGCGCCCGCCTTCGACCAAGCCGCCATCGCCCGCCTCCCGTTTGCCGCCCTGGTCGCCAGCAGCATGCGCACCCTGGCGCGCGGCATCGACTCCGAGCACGTGCGCCTGCGCGACTTCTTCCGGCCCGCCTGGGGCATCGTCAACCCCGGCGTGCAGTACGTCCCGAACTGGCACAACGACCTGATCGCCGAGCATCTCGAGGCCGTCCACCTGGGCCAGATCAAGCTCCTCGACATCGAGATGCCCCCCCGCATGGGCAAGAGCTTCCACGTCTCGGTCGCCTTCCCGGCCTGGGAGTGGACCGAGGACGCCGGCGAGCGCTTCCTGTTCTCGTCGTACAACCAGAAGCTCTGCAACCGCCACAGCCTCGACCGCCGCGCCGTGATCTCGAGCGCGTGGTACCAGAAGAAGTGGGGCGAGTTCGTCACCCTAGCCCCCGACCAGAACCTCAAAACGGAGTTTCAAAACACCGCGCGCGGGCACATGATCACGGCCCCGTTCGGCTCGAGCGGCACGGGGTCCGGCGGCCGGCGCCTGGTCATCGACGACCCGCTCAACCCGAAGCAGGCGAGCTCGAAGGTGCAGCGCGAGGCCGCCCACGACTACTACCGCGGCACCCTCTCCACCCGCCTCGACGACGAGCACCACAGCGCGATCATCATGGTCGCCCAGCGCACCGACGTCGACGACCTGCAGGGCAAGTTCGTCAACGAGAAGGACGGCTGGACGGTCCTGAAGATCCCGATCCAGGCCAAGAGCCGCACGGTGTACATCTTCCCGATTTCCAAGACGGAGAAGGTCTACGAGGCCGGCGAACTGCTCTGCCCGGCCCGCAAGTCGCAGAAGGGCGTCGACGCCCTGCGCAAGGCACTCAGCAACCGCGCGGCCGCGCAGCTGGACCAGGAACCGGAAGCGGCGAGCGGAAACCTGTTCCCGCGCAACAGCTGGAAGAAGATGACGGAGATGCCCACGCCGCTATTCATCCTTAACGCCTGGGACACCGCCGTCAAGGAGCGCGAGGAAAACGACCCGAGCGCCGGCCTTTGCATCGTCCTCCACGAGGGTGGCTTCCATTTCTGCAAAGGCGTCACGCACGGGCATATGCGCTTCTCGGAATTGAAACTCGCCGTGCGCGAGAGGTTTGACCTCGACCGCCCCGACGCCGTCTTCATCGAGGACAAGTCCAGCGGCCAGCAACTGATCCAGGAGTTCCAAGACGACCGCCAGGTGAACATGCCGCTCGTCGTGTTCAACCCCGACGACGAGGGGCCCGAGGCCGAGGCTTGGAAAGCCTGGTTCAAGATGGACAAGTACGCGCGCGCCCAACTCGTTCAACCCTTGTGGGCCGCTGGCCGAGTGTCCTATGATCCGAACATGGAAGGCGCCGCCGACATGATCGCCGAGTTTGCGTCTTTTCCCAAAGGCCTTAAGGACCGCGTCGACGCCGGCGTCCACGGCGTGCGCTACTTGTCCCGCCTCAACCTGAACGCCCCGCCGACCGAGGAGGTCGAGCAGGCCGACGGCGACATCACCGACGGACTCTAGCGAGGAGAACCGATTATGCCCCCTAAGAAAACGACGTCCGCTGCTCCGAAGCCTGACGACAACGCGCCAGTTCTCGAGGAGTACGGTTCGGTGCTCAACAGCATCCGCGACGAGCTCGCTGCACAGCCGTGGGCCGTGGCGACGTCGAACAGCGATGAGTTCGAGGAAGGCGCGCCGCGCAGGACGCTCGTCGAGACCATCCCCGGCGGCGGCGTGAAGGTGACGGAGGGCGGACAAACGAAGATCATCAAGGCCGGGAAGAAGCTGACGGAGGCTGAGGCCGGTGACACCTTCAACCGCACGCTCTACAGCGAGGGAGGCTTGTCCGAAGGATACCTGACCAACGAAGCGCGCGTCGTCGCCATGCGCCAGTCGCTGATCATGTACCGCGACGACCCCATGTATCGCGCCATCATTGACGGCTTCACATATTTCGTCATCGGCAAGGGCCTGAAGTTTAAGGCGCGCGACGAGAACCCGGCGGTGCAGGAACACCTCGACGCCTTCTGGAAGGAGTCTAAGATGGACGGCCGCGACGCCGACATCGTCCGCCGCTTCTTCAAGTACGGCGAGGTCCTCATCCGCTACTTCAAGACCGGTGCCGGCGGCGGCCTGGCCAAGACGCCGCGCGTGCGCCTCGTTCCGTTCTGGCGCATCGACACCATGAGCGTCGACGCCGTGGATCCAGAGACGCTCAAAGGATTTAAGCTGAACAACTACAACGTCGAAGGCTTCAGCAGCGGTCCCGCCGAGGAGCTGGCCGCCGACGACGTACAATATCTTGTACATTCCGAGAACAGCGGCGGCCGCGGCGAGCCGCCGTTTCTCGTCGCCATGCGAGCCTGCAAGTGGTACGCCGACTTCATCCTCAACCGCGTCACCCTCAACCGCTACCGTACCGCCTTCGTGCTGTTCAAAAAGATCACGGCTGCAGGGCCGAGTCGCGTGAGCACGGTGGACAACGCGGCGAGCAACGCGACGGCAACCGGCAAGAACGGCCAGCCGCAGAAGCGCCTGCCGAAGCCGGGCACGGTGGTCGTCCATAACAGCGGCATCGAGTACGAGTGGAAGTCCCCGCAAACCGGCGCGATCGACGGCCAGGCCGACGGCAAGATGATCAAATCATACATCGCCGCCGGCGCGATGGTCCCCGAGTTCCTGCTCGGCGACGCCTCCCAGGCCAACCAGGACAACAGCCTCGTCGCCGACAACCCGTTCGTGCGCAAGGTCGAGTTTTATCAGGACTACTTCGAGGACGTCTTCGGCGAGATGTTCAAGCGCGTCATCGAGCAGGGCATCGCCACCGGCAAGATCCCGAAGACAAGCACCGAGACCGTGCTCACTGAGGCCGGGGCCATGAGACGCACGACCGCGCGCGCGTTGCGCAAGATCGGATTCGCCGAGGCGGCCGCCGCGATTGAGAAGCCCGGCAAGACCACAAAGGCTGTGCCTACCAGCACGGCTGTCGACATTGACTGGCCGACCCTCATCCAGAAGGACGCGCTCAAGGAAGCGCAGACGCTGGCGATCGACGCCAGCCTGGGCCTCGTGTCTGTCGAGACGATGCGCGGCAAGCGCGGCTACGACGACGAGGTCGAGGAGAAACGCCTCGAGCGCGACCGCGAACAGGGCCAGGACGCCATGGCCGCGGCTCGGGACGAGGAGATCGACGCCGAGGACGGCGACGAGCAGAACCCGCCCGCGAAAACCAAAAAAGACAAGGGAGCCGAATAACATGAAGACCATCGACATCGAAGAAGCCGAGAAGAACAAGATCGGGGCCGCGGACCTTCGCGCCCTTTGCACCGAAGCCTACGTCGACCTGTCTGTAGGCACCGACGACGACCTGCGCAAGCTACGCGACATGATGATAAAGAAGCACGGCAAGGTGCTCAAGGGCTTCTCCGACCTCGGCGACCAACGCTACTCCTCGCCCGAGGGCAACGAGTACATGCGCGACATGAACTACTACAACGAGCTCATCCGACGGATCGAGAACGAAATGTCGTACCGGATGATCACGCTCTAAACCGCCATGGCCTCGCAGATGCCGCAGGAAAAGATCACGCTCCACTTGGACCTGTTGTGCCCAGTGTGCCGTGAGAACTTGGCCGGGCCAACGACGCAGGGCGTGGCCAAGCTCGGCCTAAACTTTCAAGAGATATTCCTGCAGCTGCCTCTGATCAAGAGCCGAGCCTGGGGCGGCTTCATGGTCAAGCACGTCCATCGGTGTCACCTGAACTGAAACATGATGACTCGCGAGAACGTCCTGCGCAAGATCGCGTCTCTGAACAAGCTGGCCGCGGCCGGATCCGGCGCGACGCATGCCGAGCGCGACACCGCTCGAGCGATGGCCTCCAAGCTTGAGCGAATCTATCCACCTGAAAAAACAGGAGATGGAGTCCAATGGTCGTATCAAAATGGAGCCGCTGAAATACGATTTACCTGGTCAACAGACACGACGACCTATTAAACTGGGAGGACTGCATGCCGAACGATAAAGCGCCGGACTACACGACGAAGACCACGCGGCCGTGGGGCCACTTCCGACTGCTCGACCAAGGCCCCGGCTTCATCGTCAAAGCCATGCTGGTCAAAGGCGAGCAGCGCCTGAGTCTGCAACGGCACACGCATCGCGAGGAGCGCTGGACCGTTGCCATGGGGAACGCGGTCGCCACTGTTTCAGGGGTGAAACACGCGCTCGCTGCCGGAGACTCGGTTGTGATCCCGCGTGGTGCCGCGCACCGCCTGGCCAACCCCGCCAAAGAGCCGCTCATGGTTGTCGAGGTCTGGCTCGGCAACGACCTGCGCGAGGACGACATCGAGCGCCTCGAGGACGACTACGGACGCGTCGAGTTCGCCAAAGGTGGCGTGATCAGTGGCCCCCCCAAAGACATCAAGATCGGCAACGGCGAGAAGGAGCACGTTGTCCCGCTCAAGGAGACGAAGCACATCGAAAAGCACCCTGGCGGAAGGAACTGGGAATGAATCCCCCAGAGGATAGTCGCTTCCAGTACGCGCACGGCCTGGTCTGGGACCGCGAGACCGAGCAGGGCGTGCCGCGCGCCAAGAACAACCCGCCGTCCTGCGACCGCGTCGCGGCGCTTTCGTGCTGGACGCCGAAGCCAAGGGTGATGCACGTCTACCGCCTACCAAACGGCCAGCACGTCTGGCAATGGGAGCCGCAGCCTCCCGGCGGTCAATATGCCCGCTGATCTGCCAGACGACGCGATAAGAATCCGCAACCTCTACCCGGTCATGAAGTGCGACCGCTCGGTGTGGAAGCGGATCATTGCTCTCTGTCGGAAAGGCGACGAAGCCAGCGTGTCCGCGGCCGAGGACCTGGCCAAAGCTTGCACCTCGAGGACTACGCGAACGCGCGCGCTACACATCGGCGCTCTCCGCAAGCGCGTTATGCGCCGTGCCTTCCTAGTCCAGCAGAAGCGCGATGAGCATGTCACGGCGGACGCGCTGCGCACGCTGGCCGACCGCGCGGACACGATCTTAAACCGATACGGGAAAACCGGCGCCATTCCTTCGAACCGATATCCGTCGATCGTAAGAGACCTATCCGATCGGAACAAAGAGGCCTACGCGACCATTGCTCAGGGCTTCCAGGCCGCTCTCCGGGCCGCCGTCAAAGTGGGCCTCTCCCACTCCATGCAGAACGCGGAGGCCGTTGTAGCCCACGCCAGAGGCAAAACCACTGAGCAGGAATGGGCTGACCTGGAGCTTGTGTACCGATCCGGCTGCTACGTCTACGTTCCGCTTGACGAGGCCGACCCTCTGAACCAGCAACTGACCTACGCGCCGAGCAGCAACGTTTTCAAAAAGCTGTTCAAAGGCGCGCTCAAGGACACGATGACGGCAGGGCTGTTCGGCAAGAGCAAGCGCGTTTCGAGCAGGGTCTGGGACCTGCGCGGCCAGAACATGGCGCAGATGAAGCGACTCGTGTCCGGCGGCATCGCCCGCGGCGAAGACCCGGCCACGATCAGCCGCGCCATTCGGGGCCTACTCGTCCAACCGAAGACCCTGCGCGGCGCGGCGCGCGCTGATGCGACGCCAGGCGCTGGTTCATACAGGTCAGCCTACGCCAACGCCATGCGCCTCACGCGCACCGAGACCAACCGCGCCTACATCCTATCCGACACGATCTTCGCCGACAAGAAGGGCTGGAATCTGATCTGGCAGGTCAGCGCCGGCCAGCGCGAGGAGGACGAGTGCGACGACTTGGGTGGCAAGGAGATGACCCCGGAGGAGTTCGCTGACAATTATCCGCAACATCCGCAGTGCTTGTGCTATTCAATTCTCGCGCCGAAAACGGAGTTCGATAGCCCGCTTTCGGACACGCCGGCGGACCCCGAATGATGCGTCAAAAAGCAGTCAGGTCTAATGGATTGGAAGTCGCATATACGCGAGTTCCAATGGGTTGGATATCCAATGGGTTGGACAAACAGTCCAATGGGTTGGATATTTCGCCGCCCCCTATAAGGTACTTAAAGACAATTTGTAAAGACATGGTAGACAACCGCCCCCGCTTTTTAGAAAAAAGATGAACAACAGCATATGCCAAGTCAGCGGTAAGATCATGCACGCGACCGCAGCGGCTGCGCACCGCCATATTCCGCGGAGAGGCGGCAAGCGAGAACGCGGCACGGCCTACCGTTGCGGCTACTGCCACCACTGGCATACGACCTCGAGCATGACATCTCGATCATGACATGACCGGCTACGAGCGCGACCCGTTGGTCAAGTGCGCACGTCAGCGACCAGTGTGCGGCCACACTCGCCGCGAGCACGGCAATGGGAAATGCTTCGGCGTGACCTTCGCTGTTGGCGTGGCCGGCGACTGCCACTGCAAGGGGATGATGGAGCCGCCGGACCCAGCGCGATTTGCACGCGAAGGCGAGAGAGTTGACGAGTGATGACAAAAATATATTTGCGTTGCGAACTGCCCGCATGGTATAAACTTCCCAACATGATCTACAAAGCCAGCTGATGCGTGCGCTGATCACCGGAGCAAACGGATTCGTTGGTTCCCACCTCATTGAGCATCTGATTTCAATCGGCGCTGAAGTCCACGGCACGATCAGATCATTCCGCAGTGACCTCTCCAACCTGGCGCACATCGATCCCGTCACGTATACGATTCATTTTTGTGACATCACCGACGAAGTGGCGATCACTGATCTCGTCGCGCGATTGATGCCCACGCACATCTTTCACCTGGCCGCGCACTCCTACGTGCCGACGTCTTGGGACGCGCCGCACGCAACGATCGACGCGAACATCAAAGGGACGCTAAATCTTCTTGAGGCGGTGCGCCGCAGCGCACCTGGGGCGCGAGTCCAGGTGGCCGGGTCCAGCGAGGAGTATGGCCGCGTCGAAGCGCACGAAGTACCCATCGCGGAATCGCAGCCGCTGCGCCCGCTCTCGCCTTACGGCGTGTCGAAGGTCGGGGCTGAGATGTTCGCGCTGCAATACGCCGCCAGCTACAATTTACATGTGATCGTCACACGGTCGTTTAACCACACCGGCCCGCGCCGCGGGAAGGTCTTCGCCGAAAGCGACTGGGCGAGGCAGGTCGCGCTCATCGAGGCAGGCTTGCAAGAGCCTGCCATTATGCACGGAAATCTTGACGCGATCCGCGACTACACCGACGTCCGCGACATTGTGCGCGGCTACGTCATGGCGATCGACAACGGACAGACCGGTGAGGTCTACAATCTCTGCTCAGGATCCGATGCGTCCCCGACCATGCGCCAAGTTCTCGACAACCTCTGCGCGCTCGCGCACGTCAATGTGACGAAGGTGCAGGACCCGAAGCGCATGCGTCCGTCGGACGTTGCGCGTTTGGTCGGCAACGGGATGAAAGCCCGTCTTGCTTTTGGATGGGAGCCGAGCATTCCGCTTGCGCGAACTTTGGCCGACCTGCTACAGTATTGGCGATCGACACTGCACGCCACAGGGTCGAAGATTCCGGAGCCTGCTTAGGAGCCCTGTGGCCAAACCTTTAGTCAAGACGTCGAAGAACAAGCTCGCCGACCAAGGCGTCTTCACGCTTTTCTTTGGCCTCAGCGAAGCGAAGACCGACGACTCCGCCGGCGACGACGGCAAGCCGAAGCACGAGATCGTGTTGACCGCTCTGCAGGAAGGGCGAGGAAACGAGCGCGACCGCCGCTACTACACGCGCGAAGCGGTCGTCGGCGCGGAAGGCGTCTTCAAGGCGCGCCGTAAACTTTTCGTCAACCACCTCGAGGAGGGCAAGCCGTCGTCCTCCGAGGACCTGCGCAACTGGTGTGCCACGCTCAAAGAGACCTGGATCGAAAACCTCCCGAGCGGGAAGGTCGCGCGCAAGGTGCGCCTTAAGATTCATGAGGAGTGGCTGTGGACGCGCTGCCTTGAGGCCCCCGAGGAAATCGCGCTGTCCATCGAAGGCAGCGGCGCCGGCAAAGAGGCCGTTGTTGAAGGCGAGACCTACATGGTCATCGAGAAGATTTGGTCGCTGAACGCCACGAAGTTCGTGACTTATCCCGGCAACGCAAAGATGGGGGCCGACCTCGTCGAAAGCGCCACCGAGGAATCTCCGGAGGAAACACCCATGGACCTGAAAGCTTTGACCGAAGCGCTCCTGAAGGAGCACCGCCCGGACCTCGTCGCCGCGATTGTCGCGAGCGTTGAGGCGTCGTACAAGGCCAAGCTGATCGAGGCCGAGGCCAAGGCGACGAAGATCGCCGAAGCTGCACCGACCCCCGCCACCTTCGCGGCCGCCGTTGCCGCCGAGGTCAAGGGCGTGAAAGATTCCTTCAACGCCTCTCTCGACGAGATGCGCAAGAAGCTCGACGAGTCCGACCGCAAGCTCGACGCCGCCGAGGTCAAGACCCGCCTGGCCGAGAAGAAAGCCCTCATCGAGGCAAAGCTCAAGGAGTCCAAGCTGGCCCCCGAGGCGAAGACCGAGCGCTTCCTGGCTCGCTGCTACGCCGTCGCAGAGCGCAAAGAAGGCGACAAGGTCATCACCGTCGCCGAGCAGGTGGACGCCGAGATAGCCGAGCAGCTCAAGCTCACCACGTCCGAGTTCGGCGCGGTGCGCACCAGCGTCTCTGGCGAGACCAAGATCGCCGAGTCTGAAGTACTGACGGTTGAGGAGGAGCAAATCCTTTTCAACAACCGGGTGCTCGGACACGTTCTCACGCTCGAGCAGTTCCGCGAGCAGAAGAAGAAGGACGCCGCCGCAAAGACCGCGTAAAGATCAATCCGCAGCTGCAAGGCGTCCCCCCCGAGTCACGCCGCCGGGGACATCTGAAGTACGGAGGAATCTGATTTATGGCCCAGAAGAAAGAGAACCGCGCCTGCTCGGCGGACAGCATCCAACTCATCCCCAAGGCGTCGACCGACATCTCGTCGGGCGACGTCGTGGTCATGGCTCGCAAGAACGACCCGATCAGCCTCTCGGCTCTCGGGCCGGCCGGGCGCGTCAGCCCGATCGCCGCGGCCCGCCAGGGCCAGTGGTGCGTCGGCGTGGCCGATAACGTCTTCACCTCGGCCGTGGTCGGCGCGACGGACTACGCCACCCCGGACGCGGACAACAAGATCAACGTCCTGCGCGAGGGGCAGTTCTACCTAGCCCTCTCCACTGCGGCTGGCAAGGCCGGCGACGCGGTCGTCTACGCGTCCGGCGCGTCCGGCGCGCAGCTGTTCGCGATCGACAACATGCGCCAGGGCTATGCGGTGGCGCGCGTGGTCAGCGACTTCTCGGGCGCCTCGTCCGGCGACCTGCAGCTGTGCGAGTTGATCCTCAAGCCCACCGGCGGGCCTGACGTCGCGCACTGGCTCGAGAACCGAGTGGTCAACGGCTGCGAGGTCTTGCTGCACGCCGCGCCCGGATCGCAGGTTAAGGTCGGCCACAACACCGGCACGGTCGTCCATAAGAACCTCGTGCTGATCCAGAACGCCATCAAGTCGATCGCCCAGGACGTGACGCTCGCGTTCGGCGGCGTCGGCTCTGCAGCGGCGTCCACCATCCGGTTCAAGTGGGTCGTGGCGCGCTCCGGATCATTCGCCATCCGCTCCGGATCCGGAAGCAAAGCCGCGTTGGCCTCCTACACGGTGGCCGGCGTGACGGCGGGCCTGCTCGCGCCTGTCACGATGACTGCCGGGGAGATTCCGATCGCCCTGCTGATCCAGTTCAGCGCGGCAACCCAGTCGGCGGCGCGCATCAAGAACATCCGCGGCCTCGGCGTCGTGCCCCGCGTCGGTTCTTGGGGCATCTAAGCATTACCCGTAACTGGGGGCGGCGGGTTATCCTGCCGCCCCCAGGTCTTCGTATCGACGATGCGACGAAAAGGAAAAACGGAAATGTCTGATCTCTCCGAGAAGGCGAAGCAGGTGTCCTCGTTCATGGACTCGTGCGCCAACGAAAAGACGATCGAGGCGCGCGCCGATTCTTGGCTCGCCAACGTGACGGCCAATCGGCCTCACTTCCTCACCCCCAACCCGCCCCTGCTCGGCCTGACCGCCTTCGTGGTCGCGGCCGGCCCCTCTCTCCGCAAGAACGTCAAGGCGCTCAAGACCATCGGCCGCATGGGCGTCATCGTATGCGTGGACGCCGCCTACCGATATCTGGTTGAGCAGGGCGTCACGCCCGACTACTGCGCCACGATTGACGCCGACACGCGCATGGTAACGATGATTGAAGGAGTGGATACGTCCAAGACTACTCTTGTCGCGCAAGCCTCCGCGAGCCCGGCCCTCATCAACGCGTGGCGCGGCCCGAAGTATTTCCTGCGCGCCACCGGCGGCTCTAGGGAGCTCGACGACAAGCTGCACGCGGCGCACCGAATCGTCAAGGCAAAGCGCGCCATGCTCCCCGGCGAGGAGATCGACCCTGTCGCAGACGTCGAGGTGGTGTTTGCCGGCCTCAACGACGCGCTCGCCTGCGGCGGCAACGTGACGTCCTACGCGCATGTCTTCGCCCTCTCGCTGCTCCGGGCCACGAAGGTAGTCTTCGTCGGCGCCGACTACGCGTGGCTCGACGACAACGACTTCTACGCCGGCGGCGCCCACCAGAAGCTAGCCGCAGAGCGCATGTCCGGCGAACAGATTCTCTCCCACAGCGGCCTCGGCGGCGCAGAGAACGCGACGAACTTCACTCTCTTTCACCTGAAGTCGTGGCACGAGGAGATCGCCTCCGCGCACCCCGGCCACTGCGTCAACGCGACCGAGGGCGGGATCTTGGGCGTCGGCAAGAAAGGCAACACCCTCGTTGGCTGGGAACACTTGTCTCTGGCGGACGCGGTCGCGAAGTATGCGCCCACCTGCGCGCGGGAAGCTGTCACGGCATGAGCCCCATGATCGCCCCTGACGTAAAAGAGGTCCTGGCCAATCGTGGCCACGCATCTGCTGCGGCCCACAAGGACCGCTGGTCGCGTCACGCCGCGGCGAACAAGGGCCGAATTGTCTTCCAGGTGTCGCGCCTCTGGTGCGACGTCAACCCGAAGACCGGCGTGCTGATCGCCGCCGGCCCGAGCCTCAAGGACAGCCTCGCGGAGCTCAAGGCGATCGATAGGAACACGCACGAGATCGTGTGCGTCGACATGGCGCTCAAGTTCCTCCTCGACAACGGCTTGGTGCCCGACTACGTGATCTGCGCCGACGCCTCCGAGGAGATCGCGCGGACGCTGGTCGCGGCGCCTCCCGAGGTCGCGCTCTTGCTGAACGTCGTGGTCCACCCTGACACCGCGAAGGACTGGGTCGGCGACATCTTCTGGTTCTGCATGATGTCGAACTACCGCGACAAGGAAGCCAACGACTGGATGCAACACGACCACGCGAAGAAATCCGGAGTCTCCTCGTTTCTTGTCCCCGGCGGCAACGTCTCCAGCCTCGGCGTCAGCTTCCTCGGCTCCGTCCGGGCCGTTGCGAAGATACTGCTCTACGGACACGATTTTTGTTGGACCGACGACGCCGAGTTCTACGCGGGCGGCGTCCAGAAGGACCTGGCGGATATTCGCATCAAGACCGAAGCCGACGCAGGCACGGTCATGACTGTGCCCGACAGCCGCGGTAAGCCGGTGAAGACGACGGGGAGCCTATTGGCGTTCGCGTCCTGGTACTCCGACATCGCCCGCACCATGCCCGGTCTGCTCGAGTCTCGCACGCCGACGACAATATTATCCCTCGGAGGAAACTGATATGACGATTCAAGAGATGGAAGCCGTAATCAAGAACGGCGACGGCAAGGCCCTCCGCGAGGCCATGACCCGCTCCGACTTCGCTGCCTTCATGGCCAAAGGGCTCAAGGGCACGATCATCGACGCGTACTCCCGCGCGCAGGCGCAGACGAACTTCGAGCAGCTCACCGTCGACGAGACGAGCGAGTCCAACGAGGAGACCTACCCGACGATGGGCGCGACCGAGCTGCCCCGCAAGGTGCTCGAGGGCGAGAAGTTCAAGACCCTGAACCCCGGCTCGCCGGACACCGTCAAGGTCACGAACTTCAAGTACGGCGGCATCATCGAGCTGACCAGCGAGGCCTCCGAAGACGACCAGACCCCCGGCAAGACCCTGTCCAAGCAGGCCGCGGCGCTCGGCTCCGGCCACGCCCGCTACAAGGACAAGGCCTTCTTCTCCATCCTGACGGACAATCCCCCGATCTACGACGGCGGGGACCTGTTCGCGCTCGACCACCCCGGCTACACTGGCGGCGCGGCGCGCGGCAGCAACGACAACATCTACACCGCCGTGACGCTCTCGGCTAACGCCCTGGCGACGGTGCTCGGCAAGATCGCGATCTGGGAAGGCGCCGATGCCGACCAGGACCTCGACATCATGGTCGACGCGCTCGTCGTGCCCGTCACGCTGCAGCCGGTCGCCTTCGGCTTGACGCGCGCGGACCTGCTGCCCGTCGGCTACGCTGCCGGCGCGCTCGGGCCGGCGACGAACAACGGCCTCATGCCCAACGCCTTGGGCCTCAAGAAGATCGGCGTCATCGCCAGCCACCGCCTGGACCGCGCGTCCTTGACGGACTGGTACGTGAAGACGAACTTCCCCGGCCTGATGCACCAGAAGCGCAAGGGTCTCGAGATCATGCAGGAAGGCCTCGGCACCGGGATGCACTTCGAGAACGGGATGCACCGCACCCGCACCGAGGAACGCTTCGGCGCCAAGATTGTGAACTGGCGCGGCTTCGTCCTCGTCAGCTAAACGATCATAAGCCGCCGACTCGCGTGACTCTTGCGCGAGTCGGTGGCGATGTCGTATAAAAGTCGCTCGTTCGCAACATCTCAAAAACAAGGAGCAACACGCCAATGCCTCCCAGAACCGCTGCCGTCATCAAGGTCGTCGAAGTCAAGGACATCATCGTCGGCGACAAGCTGCTCGCCGACCTCGTCGGCTACAAGGGCAACGTCCTCATCCATCGCGGCGTGACGATCTCCGCTCGCGAGGTGACGTGGCTGAAGAAGAAGCTCGCCGAGAACGCTCCCGTCCGCCCGAGCATCAAGTACCGAACCAACGTCAAAGCCATCGGCGACATCCGCACGAAGGCCGGCGTGCTCCTCGTGGCCCGCGGAACCGTGGTTGAGGAGGCTGTGTTGGCTCCCCTGCTGAAGGAAGGATTCGCGGTCGTCGACCTCATGGAGTCCGGCTCGAAGATGTTCCACAAGTCGCAGCCGTGGACCGAGAAGTCGAACGTCTCGGAGTTCAACCCCGCCGTCCAGGTTGAGCGCATCGAGCTCGTCAACGACGACGCGAAGACCCCCGTCAAAGCGTAGGGCATGCGCGCGACGCGCTACATCGGCATCGCCCGGAAGGTTCACGTTAAGGACCTGCAGCCCGGCATGGCGCTCATCGACCCCATCGTGGGTTTGCGAGGCAAGGTCCTTGTCTGCGCCGGCGAGGTCCTATCCGTGAAGCACGTCGCCCAGCTTAAGAAGGTCATCGAGCGGCCCGGCGTCGGTTGCCTGCTGAACTACACCAGAGAGGTGTGGGCGCAGGCGACCGACGCGTCCGGCGACGAGAAGCCGGCCTGCGAGACCAATCCTTACGAGGCTTTCAGCGTGCAGCGCGTGTGGAAGAAGGGCATGAGCGCGGCCGGCCCGCAGGCGGCGGCACAACCCTCGAGCGCGCGGAAGGTTTACCGTATGGTGGACGGCCAGATGACGGAGGTCGACGCGTGAAGACGCCCAAGGTGAATGGATTCCGACCGTCGTATATGCGTCGCGCCCTGCAGGACTACTCCACGGCCAGCCAGGAGGCCGAGCGCGTCACCGCAGCGAAGGCCTTCGTGGAGATGTGGATCGCGGACGCGGTCGCCGGCGACGCCGCCCTGGGCCGCACCGGCGCCTGCTTTGTCGTCTCCCCGCAGGAGGCCGTGGACCAGGCCACGCGCAAAGCCCTGCTGGTCCGCGGCATCGTCTGCTACGCCGGCAGCGGCAACTACTTCCAAGCGGATCTGACCGGTGACACGCCGCGCGTGATCCAGCGCCGGCCGCTGGCCCAGCGCTTCGTCCAACTCGCCCCAGGAGGCAACGCCTAAAATGCGCTATTTCGTCATCCCAGCACGCGCCGGCAGCAAAGCAATCCTCGACAAGAACCTGGTCGACCTAGGTGGCCATCCTCTCGTCGCCTGGACGATCCACGCCGCCAAGGAAGCTGCCAAGTCCTACGACGGCGCGCGCGTCTACGTCACGTCCGAGGACCGCAAGATTCTCGACGTGGCCGAGTCCTACGGCGCGGTCCCGCACCTGCGCCCGCCCCACCTCGCCGACGACCAGGCGTCCATGGTTGGCGTCCTCCGCGACTTCTTCCGGATGCACGAAGACGCCCACGAGGTCGTCCTGCTCTACCCCACCTGCCCGTTCCGAATGGCCTCAACGATCAAGAACGCGATCGCGGCCTTCGAGTCCGGCCCGCTGCACGCCGAGCACGAAAGCCTGATGAGCGTGACCGCCTTCAACGGCCGGCCCTACGGCGGGGTCATGATCGTCAACGGAAAGCTCGAGTACGCGGAGTCGGCCGAGGCGTTCTACCGCAAGCAGGACACCCCAAAGCTCTACCACGCCAACGGGGCCATTTTCATCCTGCGCCGCGGCGTATTGGACAAGCTGAACACCCAGCTGTTCTGCAAGGAGACAGTGCCTTACGAGATATACGGCATTGAACCGCTGGACATCGACACCCCCTTCGACCTCGAAGTGGCCCGCGCTTGGGTCGCCTCTGGCCGCGCCAAGCTGGCCTTAAAGGACACCTTCACCGTGGCTGAAGGCATTGAAACGATGGGGCACGCTCCTTGACCAATACAGGCCAACTTAATCACTTACCTCAAGTCGTTAAGTCGGCCATCAGTTCGAGCCTGCGCGGCCTCAGAGCGATGATTATAAACATGCCCCTGCGCGAGGACGCCCCTCCCAACTGCGCCCCGCTGGGGCCAGCCCTGCTCGCCGCACGACTCCTGCAGCACGAGGCCGACTGCTCCATTGTGGACCTCAACGCATACCGGGTAGGACCTTTTCAGCGACACTTGACAGGCGGCGAAGCCATGGGGCTGATCGTCCGGACGGCCCACAAGCACGGCTCGCCGCACCTGATCGGTATGGGCGGCATGGTCACGACGCTACGCTGGCAGCGCATGCTGGCGAAGGAACTGCGCCGGATATTTCCCGACGCCATGCTCGTCAGCGGCGCCGGCCTGGCGACCGAGTTCCGCGCCGGATTGTTCAACTGGATCCCTGAACTGGATGCCATTGTTCATAGCGAAGCAGACGACGTCATCCTGCAGGTAGGTCAAGATGCGCTTCTATCCCACAAGATCGGGCGAGGCTTGCTGAATCTGCTCGAGCCAAAAGTGTACGCAGGCGACCGCCCTGCCGACCTCGACGCGCTCCCGCTCCCGGCCTGGGACCTGCTCGCCGCCGACGTCGACGGCTTCCCGGTCCTCGAGACGTACATCAAGAACCAAATCTGGGGCCTCGAGGCGAACAACTCGAGCGCCACGCCGTTCAAGATGACGCGATCGCTCAACACCGTTTCTTCGCGCGGGTGCCCGTACGCCTGCAAGTTCTGCTTCCGCGGCGCGCAGGGGGAGCGTGAGTACGGCGTACGTACAGCCGCGAGCCTGACCCATGAGGCGATGTACCTGCACGAGCGCTACGGCATCGACTTCCTCGGCGTCTTGGACGACAACTGCTTGGTCCAAGCCAAGCGCCTCGAGGACATGGTGCCGACCCTCGGCCGCTTCTGCCGCGACAGCGGCATGCGCTGGGGCACGCACGGACGCCTGGATGAAGCCGCGGACCTGCGACCGAACGGCTCCGGCGGCTTCGTGCGAGCCGCGCGCCGGCGCACTCAGGCCCTCGCGGAGAGCGGGTGCGTCTACGTTGGATTCGGCGCTGAGAGCGCCAGCCCTGCGGTCCTCCTTGCCATGGGCAAGGGAGGCTTCATGCTGGCCAACGGGACCGAAAACGTCGGCGGCTACGACCTGCCCAAGACCATGCTCGAGGGCTACCGCAACACCGTTGAGGCCGGCCTGCACGGCAACTGCACCTGGATCATGGGCTACCCCGGCGAGGGCCTGCGCGAACTGCAGCACAGCGTCGCCTTCATCGCCTGGCAGAAGACGCTCCTGAACAACCCGGCCGCCGTCAACAGCCGCATGTTCACCGCGACCGCCTACCCCGGCACGGAGATGTTCAAGAACCAGAAGGTGCAGGCGCGCCTCGCGCGCGGCTTCGGCCTGTCCTTCGACGCCGCCGGCGAGCCGATCTGCGACAACGCCCTCCTCGCCTACTGCCTTGAGCTCGACGACGCCACAAAGGTCCTCAAGGACAAGAACGGCGACGACGTCTACTACGGTGACATGACCATGGCGCAGTTCGAGAAGTGCCGCAACCTGGTAGACGCCGGCAAGACCGAGGAGATCCTGTCCCTATGAGCAAACGCATCTCTGGCGTCATATTCGACGAGGCCAACGTGGGGTGCCGCGTCCATCGATCATATGCCGATACCTCCGGAACCGGTTTGCAGTTGTTGCAGGCCGGTGTGCCCGGCAAGTGCATCCGCATCCTGGCCGGCCTGCTGATGTCGTCGGGGGAGTGCGCGGTCTATTTTGCGTCAGGTGCTCAGGGATCAAAGAAAAGCGGCACATACCCGCTGATCGTCAACCAGGGCTTCAACCTCAACAAGGACGACGACGGCCACTTTCAAACCAACAAGGGCGAGGGCCTCTACATCAACCACGGCTCGTCGACAACGCTCGGCGTTACGTTTCGATTCATACTGACTGAAGTTGAGGACCCCATATGATCAAGAAAATAGTCGGACGACTGCTCGGAACGGACCGGCCGTCGCCGAACTACTACCACGAGTGCATGGTCCAGTCGGGCGCCGATAAGTTCGGACGCTTTCCCTGGACCGTCCGCGTGTACGGACGCGTCGGCTCCGGGCCTGTTGAAGTTTTGGAAGGGTTCGAGGTATCGCACGAGAAGGCCAAGAAGGTGGCCTACGCAGCAGCCGTTAAGGTCGTGAAGGCCAAGGAGGCCGCATGGCGATAGGATACGCGACGACGCTGCGCAACGCACGGCTCGACCAGATCAAGACGGCGATCGACGCAGGGGCCGGGGCTGGCCTACTGCGCTTCTATGACGGGTCTCGACCGGCCACCGGCGGCGCCGCCACTACGCTGCTCGCCGAACTGACCATGTCGGATCCGTCCGCTGGCGCGGCCTCTGGCGGTGTTCTAACTCTCAGCGCCATCACGGCAGACTCGAGCGCGAACGCGACCGGCACTGCGACGTGGGCGCGCATCGTAGACTCGACCGGGGCCTTCGTCCTCGACTGCTCCGTCGGCACGTCTGGCGCGGACATCAACCTTAACAGCGTGGCCATTCAGGTCGGCGCGCAGGTTAGCATCACGAGTGCTACGATCACTGAGGGGAATCCATAAATGGCTGCTCCTATCGACGCAATAATCACACTGCCGGATGATTCTGGCAACACCGGAAAGAAAGTCAGAACGCAGACCGAGGTCGTCGGAGCCAACACTGTTCATACGCATTACTTCGTGATGCAGAGGGCGAAGAAGGTCATCACGACATATCGACTCGCGCTCGTCCAGGCGACCGTTCTTGCGTCTGCGCAGAACGGAACGACGGCCGGAATGCTGTTCGGTCACATGGGCTCTGCTGTCAGCGGCAAGGCGATGAGGATTCGAAGGATCGGCGTGTCCTCTCAGCACTCAACTGCTCTTGCCACGCCGACGGCACCGCGCCTCCTCATCCGACGATTCACATCATCCGGGGCGCTCAACACGTCGTTGATTTCCCCAAACACAAACGACTCAACGCAGACTGCTCCCGCTGCGCTGTTCTCGTTGGTGAACACTGGATGCACCGTAGTTCATGTCGGAATAGGCTTTGCCCATGCAGCTCTCGCTGGTGCTATAACCGCCGTTGGTGCCTACGAGCCGTGCGATAAGGACATGATTGACCCAGCGGCAGAAGAAGACGCGTGGCCAGTATTCCGTCCTGGCGAGGGCTTCGTGATATACCAGGACGTAGCCGGGACTACCTCGGACACGCGCAAGTTCAATATCGAGATCAGTTGTGATGAGATCGACATCGCCTGATGAATGGCCTGGGAACTAAACGACGTCGCGCCGGTATCGATTGGGCAAGAGTTCTCAGCCCCTGCATCGCCGTGGACGGAGCAGGGGTGGTTCCTCGGCTACTCCATGCCAACCGGAGGAGCCCCGCCAATTACCGGCACGTTGGCGGTGTCTCTGGCAGCCGACACGTCATCGGCGTCTGGCAAGGAAATATTTACCGGATCAGCGGCACCGACATTATCCCCAGACGTCATGGCCGGAGTCGGGAAAGAGGTCTTCTCTGGGAGCGCTTCGGCTACTTCAGCCGGCGACTCCTCGGCAGTGGTCGGCAAGTTGAATTTCACAGGCACGTCCGCGCAGACGGAAACAGCGGATGCAATGGCTGCTACCGGGACCGCTGGCTCGAGCTTCGACGGAACATTAGAGGTTACGAACGACGACGACGCACAAGCAGCGTCCGGGTTGCTGCTGTTCTCAGGGACCGCGTCGACGTCGTCTGCGAACGACGCGATGGCCGCCGCAGGAGTGATGAGCTTCTCCGGTTCTTCCGGTCCCACCTTGGGCGCGGACGTGTTGGAGGCGACAGCTCAACTAAACTTTGCTGGGGCGGAATCGCCGGCGACAGCATCAGACATCTCGTCGGCCTCTGGCCTCTTGACGTTCTCAGGATCGGCGGCGGTCGCATGCGCTGGGGACGCGCTGACGGCTTCGGGCTTGCAAAGATTTATCGGTGCATTCTCGACAACGAACGAGCCAGACGTTCTGTCGCTGTCCGCGGAGCTTGGGTTCCGAGGTCCGATGTCCGTGACGCTTTTGTCAGACACGCCGACGGCTGCAGGAAAGGAAGACTTCGTCGGCGTGATGTCCACGACGATGCAGAACGACAGCGGCTACAAGCAAGGCATGGTGATCCGCTACAACACCATCATGAACCCGGTGTCGCCTTCAGACTGATATGAGAAAAAAGAGATTGACCTTCGAGCAGAAACGGGCGTTGTCGATTCAGCGTCAGGCGCGCATCGGCATCACCATCCTGGCGGTGTTGGTGGTCACGTTTATTTACACCGTTCTGTTCAGCGTGCCGCGAGAACAAGAACCAATGCTATTATTTCCGCCAGGCACGAAAGTGAATCTTGGATTTGGAAAATATCAAACAGGAGGTCATGCTCGCCCATGACTACAAAGAAGAAGTCGTCAAAGTCTGTCACCGCAACGCTCGAGCAGCCGAAGGCCGGCGTGCTGGCCAAAGAGCACGAGGAGCGAATCGACATCGAGCGCACCGACATTTATCCCGAGGATATGATCAAGCGCCACCGCGAGCGCTACTGCTGGTCAATCTCAGAAATCTCCAAGCGCTTCTGCCGCGCTGGACGCGTACTCGACGCAGCTTGTGGGACAGGGTACGGATCAAGCCTGCTCCTCGGCATCTCGAACAAAGTCGTTGGACTTGACGGCGACCACGGAGCTCTTGACCACGCGCGCAAGCGCTTCGGCGGATCGCTCCTGTCCTTCCGTTGGTCAGACCTGAACCATACTATCGCTGGTAACACCGAGGAGTTCGACGCGGCCGTGACCATCGAAACGATCGAGCACTTGCCCGAGGAAGGCGCTCAGTTCTTCCTCTCTGAGCTTCACCGAGTCATCGCCAAGAACGGCCTGCTCCTTATCTCCACGCCAGAATTTAACGCCGAGCGCGGCCTGACGTCCACGTTTCACCTGAAAGAGTACACGCCGAATGAGATGATCGCGCTCGTCACGGCGGCCGGATTTGTTGACGTGGTGCTCTCCGATGCAACGAACATCTGGGTGAAAGACTTGCCCGGCTTCATCTTCCTCAGCGCACGGAAGCCAGGATGAGCCGCATTCCACAAGCGGCGCCGGCCGCCATCGAGATATTTGGCAAGAAGGTCGGCAACGAAGCTGTAACCTTTGCGCAGGCTTCGAACGCTGGCGCGCACCCGTGCCTGATCGTGGCCGAGTGCGGCATCAACCACGGCGGGGACACGGCCCGCGCCATGGACATGGTCCGCGCCGCGGCCGACGCCGGCGTGGACGTTGTGAAATTCCAGCGGCGCGACCTACAGGCGACCTACACGCCCGAGGCGTTCGCCGACCCCAACCGCGCGGCGCACGGCCTGGCCCACTACCTGCCCGTGCTGAAGCAGACGCAGTTGCCGGACAAGGACTATCCCAGGCTGAAGGCGCTGGCCGAGGCCTTGGGCCTGGGCTTCTTGGTCACTCCGTTCGACGAGCCGTCCGTCGACTTCCTCGAGGCGCTCTGCGTCGATGCCTACAAGGTGGCGTCGTGCGACTTCAACAACCCGTTCCTGCACGCGAAGATCGCGGCGACCGGAAAGCCGGTGATCGTGTCGACAGGCATGCAACACGAGATCGCGCTGTTCGAAGTGATCCCGACGCTGAAGGAGATGTTCCCCGGCCGGCTCGCGCTTATGCACACGGTGTCGAGCTACCCAACGGCCTTCCGCGACTGCCAGCTGCACAGCATCCTGCGCATGAAGATCAACCACGGCGTCCCCGTCGGCTGGTCCGGCCACGAGCGCGGTGTCGCCGTCAGCACCTCGGCGGCTGCGCTGGGCGCAGACATCATCGAGCGCCACTTCACGCTCGACCGGACCCTGCCCGGCCCCGACCAAGCGGCCTCGCTCGAGCCGGACGGCCTCAAGAAGCTCGTGGAGCGGATCCGCGCGACCGAGGACGCCTACGGGGACCCGTACTCCACGAAGGTGCCGACGCGCGGCGAGGCGCAGACGCAGGAGATCCTCGGCAAGAGCCTCTGCGCGCGGCGCGACATCAAGGCCGGTGAGCCCGTCACCATGGACATGCTCGAGGCGAGGTCCCCCGGCCGCGGCCTGTCGCCGTTCCTCGCCACCTACCTCGTCCGAACGCACGCAGTTATGGCGCGCGACGTCGCGGCCGGTGTACACTTAAGCGCGCAGGACATCGACAAGAAGGTGACGGTGGGGGCCGGCCCATGCTGACCGACCAAAACAATTTGTCCCGTTCCTCCGGACTGTGGGGGCGTGCCCACGGCGAGGAGGGGCGGGGCATTCGTTTTATGGTGACGCGATGCTGAACGTTCGCGGCATTAAGGCGCGCCCGCGTGACCTGCACGAGATGATGGCGCACAAGCCGTCGCTCGTCGAGATGCACTGCTCCGTAGACGACCTGCTCTGGACGCCGCCGAGCACCTACGACGCGCCGCTCGCCGTCCACCTGCCTGAGTACGACAAAGGCGACCTGGTTGACGCAGCAAGCCTCAACGAAACCAAGCGACGCGCGGCGGAAGACCTCTACTGCATGGCTGTCCGCAAAGCCGTCCAGTGGGCTCCGCATTTCGCGAATTGCAAACCGAAAATTGTCTTCCACCCTGGCGGCATGGACGTCGACGTGTTCACGCAGTCGCAGATAGACGACGCTCGCTCTCAGCTTGGCAGGACGATCGAGTCCATGGTCGCGGCTGCCGGCAACGAGGCCGACATCCTCATCGAGAACGTGCCTCGCCACTGCTGGTTCTTTGGCGGTGACTGGATCGCCAACCTCGGCGTGGACGTAAAACAGATGGCCGAGATTTGCACCACTCACAAGATCGGCATGACCCTCGACCTCTGCCACCTCTACCTCGCGTCGCAGGCGATGAAGTTCGACGTCTCCGAAGCTGTTTCACTGGTGAAAGAACACGTTCGTCACATACACTATTCAGGAGCGAAGGGCATGGACGGTGAGGGCCTGGCGATCGACGACCCGGCCAACACCTTCGACCTTGGCTCTGAGCTCCAACGGCTGCGAGACATCGACGCCGTGGCGGTGCCAGAGATATGGTTCGGGCACGAGAACGGCGGTGCCGGCTTCGTGAAGGCGTGGGCGTCGGCGGAACAGGCACTCGGATAAAACTATGGCAGAGCTAACCCAGACGGAGCTCGAAGACAAGATCAGCGCGATCGACACCGCGATCGCTGCCGGCGTCACTGCACTGTCCAGCGCCACGGAGTCGGCGGCTTGGGTCGACTACACGATGGGCGACAAGTCCGTCAGTGCGTCACAGAAGCTGGCGCAACTCCAAGAACTCCGCAAGATGTACCAGGGCATGCTCGACGTCTACCCGAAGGAGATCACGCGCAACGCGAGCTATGACGTGGACCGCGACGGCACGGACAACTCGGACCTCGAGGGCGATCAGTGAGCGTCGCCCAGGACACGGTCTCCATCCTCGCCGTCTGGGGCCAGACCGTGACCATCATGCGCAAGACGCCGACTTTTTCCGATAGTGGCGCGCCGACTCCTGTCTGGGCATCCGTTGGGACGGCCACAGCCGACATCCAGCCGATCGACGGAAGCGAGAAGCGGATCGAACTCGGCGAGCGCGTGCTGACCACGCACGAAATCTATTTCCCCAACGGGACCGACATCCGCGGAGGCGACCGCGTGCAGCCTGCTGGCTGGGCCGCCGGCGACGACGAGTACGAGGTCCGCGCGCTCATCGCTGAGACACCGAGCCACGTCCGCGTCAACGCGACGCTCGTCCGGGGGCACGGTGGCTGACGGGTTCCAGATTTCTGTGACAGCGAAGAACCTCAAGTTCGACAAGTATGCCTTGTCTGCCGAGGACTTAATTATTGACGCGATCGACGTGACCATCGGCGAGGTCCAGGCCCACATCCGCGACGGCCACCCTAAGGTGAACAAGCTGACCTTAAAACGAACGCGCGGCGATCGCGACTCGCTCGACACCTACCGCGTGCGCACCGGCGGCGAGGTCGGCGAGTTCCGCGGAATGATGCGCTGGCTCACACATACCGGAGTGTCGCGCAATTCGGTCTTCCTGGTGCAGGCCAAAGTCTCAGGCACCGGCTTCACGCGGAGCATCTCCGGCAAGGTCTACAGCGCGCAGAAGCACATGAATGATTTGGAGTTCGGCACGGCCGGCCGGCGCGCCTTCCCAGCCTTCCGGCCAGCTCTGATCGCCAAGGGACCGCGAGGGCAGTACCTAGTCCGCGAAGCACTCCTACGGGCGGCGGCGCGCTTGTGAAGGTCCTTAAGGAGATGGTCCATAAGGCCATGCGTGACGACGCGACCTTGCGCACGCTTCTGGCCCACGCGGCCACGCCATACGGCGTCTACGAGGGCCACTTCCCAACCACGCCTGACTTCAGCGCGGCGGCCGGCGCGGCCCGTTCCTACGTCACCTGGATGTTCATCGGGGGCGGCGGCGACGGATCGACCAACGGGCCTGAGATGCGCCTTGGAGAAAAGGTTTTCACCGTGACCGCGTGGAGCGCCAACCCAGACACCGTCGAGTCAGCGCACAAGCGGATCCGGCGCCTACTCACCGACCTCTACGGCTGCACGCTCCCGACGACCGACGCAAACGTGACCGGCCTCAAGCCTGAGCCAGGCGGCTACGGCCCGGACCTGTTCGACGACGAGGCCAAGGCGTACTTCCGATCAGAGACCTACCGCGTCTGGTACCGCGAGGACGTCACCTCATGAGCGAAGTGGCCGCAGAAGTCAACAAGGACGAGGAGATCGAGCGCGGCCTCGAGCGCATGCACGCCATGGGCGTCGAGGTAAAGACGCTCAAGCACCCGCTCATCGTCGACCGCAACTGGGAGGCCGAACAGGAGATGCAGGGATGGGTCGGCCCCTACATGCGCAACATCGCCTGGCACTACCACGACATCCTGGCCGCCGGCCACATCGGCCCCCTGCTCAACAGGCTCGGCGGCCGCCCCGTTGCCGTGGTCGGCGCTGGCGCGAGCCTGGACAAGAACGTGGACAGCTTGCGAGACTTCCCAGGCATCATCATCGCGTGCGACCGAGCGGCGAAGGCGCTCACGGCGCGGGACATTTGTCCGGACATTGTGGTCGCCGTGGACCCGCGGCCATACCACATCGCTAAGATGCTGGACTACCCGCAGAGTAAGGGCCAGACGCTCGTCGCGTCCGTCTGCTTGCACCCAGACGTGGTCCAAGCCTGGCGCGGCCGCGTGCGCTACATGAGCCATGAGAACCCAGGCACGCAGTTCTTCGACCACGGCCTGCCGCATCTGTTCCCCGGCATGCCAGCGCTCTACTGCCTAGGAAACGTCGGGAACATGGCCGTGCAGCTTGCGGCGGAGATGGGGGCCGGAAAGATCGTCCTAGTCGGTCAGGACTACGGCTACACCGACGGCAAGATGAGCGCCGACGACTGGGTCTACCAGCATCAATCGATGTTCTTGGAAAGCGGCTGGCGGCGCGAAGTGCCCGACCACGCCTACAACCTCGAGCGGCGCACAGGCAAGGTGATGACGAAAGGCATCGACGGTGAGGTGCAGACCTACGCACCGTTCCTCGGCTATCGTGATTCTCTTTATAACATCGTGAAACTTTGGAATCTCGACGTGGTCAACGCGACGGAGGGCGGCATCCTAGTCGACCTTCCGCAGATGGCCCTGTCAAAAGTCGTAACAAGCCTGTTACAATTTAACGCCGGGGAGGCACGCACCCTCCTTAGTCAGGCGCTCGGGGGATAATATGGTTGAAACCAATAATCTGTTGCTCGGCCTCGGCAAGCTTTACCTCAAGCGCGAGGGCGACACCGACGGCAAGTACCGCATGGTCGGCGCGCTGAAGGACAAGGTAGAGTTCACCTACAAGCAGGAGATCGTCAAGCAGAAGGTGGGCGAGCTCATGGGCGCGCCGCGCGCTGACCGTATCAATGAGGAGGCCATGCTTAAGGCCCAGATATGCGACTTCAAGATCGAGCAGCTCATTCCGTTGCTCGGCCTGACCGTCTCGACGACCGCCCTCACGGTGACGAACTCCATCCGCCGCGTCGAGGAGCATATCACAGGCATCTCCACGACCGACACGCAGACGCTGTCGCAGACCGCCAAGTCGAAGACCTCAGTTCATATCACGAGCCTAGACCGCGCCACGGACTACGTGCAGGGCACCGACTTCACCATGCCCACCGCCCGCGGGATCAAGCCGGTGACGTCCGCGTTCCGCAACCTCACCGTCCTTGCGCACTACACGTCGCGCCGCACCACGAAGCGCGTGCGCATCGGCGACCACAAGACACTGCCCGTGATGAGCCTGATGTTCACCCACAAGATGAAGAACGGCAAGATGATCAGCCTGATCATTCCGCGCTGCCACATCGAGGGAGACATCACAATCCCGTGGGGCGAGAAGGAGTACACCGCATACGACATCTCGTTCTCGGCGCTTGCTGACACCACGCAGCCCGAGGGTCGGCGCCTGTTCCACATCGTGAAGGAGTCGTAATCCAAACCGTAGGAGGCCATTCGTAATGACGAGCACGCCAGACGAAGACGTTCTTATCCCTGTGCCGGTCGTATTTCGGCTCGGGGCGCACGAGATCCGCGTCACGCCGCTGCCGGTGCGGCGCGTCAAGGAACTGATCCGCGCTGTCGAAGGACACAAGGACCTGCTGGAGAAGCTGCCGCAAGTGTTGCAGATCGGCGTCGAGACGTTCCTCGACAAAGAAATCTACAAACGTCTCAACGCGCTCGTGCGCTTGGTCGTCTCGCCGGCGTCCGCGCACGAGTTTATGACGGACGAGTGGTGCGAGGAAAACATGACGCACGCGCACTACCGGGCTATCTTCATGACGGTGCTGAAGCAGAACGAGTTGCACGGCGTTTTTCTAAAGGCGAAGGCCTTTCTGGGGGCGAACATGGACGGAGCCCTTCGCCAGGCGCTGACGAAGGTAAACCCGGACGCACCGTTGAACTGACGGAGATCCTGCATCTGTTGATGTCGTCGTACGGCTGGACGCTGGACCAGGCGCTGGACCTGACGTATCCGCAGATCAAGGCGCTCTATCGGACCTTGATGAAGTGGCCGACGGCGAATATGTTTGTAGCCATGATGTCGCAGCACCTGAACGAAGGCAAGGACGAAACCGGGAAGCTCGAAAGCATGAAATCCGGGTCTGTCTCCGTGGTCGACGGAGCAGATTTTTTTAGCAAGCTCGGCATCAAACCTGAACCGGAGGGCTAGTGGCGACGAACGCGGGCATCCTTGAAGTCGTCATCACGGCTACCACCTCCGGCCTCACGGCCGGCATAGCCAATGCCCGCGACGCCATCAACAAGGCTGGCCCCGACTTCAAGCGGTACGGGGCCTTACTGTTCGGCTCCGTGGTCGTCGGCCTGACCGCCAGCGTCCACGCCTTCGGGGAAGCCGAGAAGAACGCAACACTCCTAAGCCAAGCGCTCGCAAACCAAGGCATCCACTCGCGCGAGGCGCTCGAGGAACTGCTGAAGCTCTCGACCGAGCTGCAACACCTCAGTGGAATCTCCGACGATGCCATCCAAAATGCTGAAAAAATAATCGTCACGTTCGGCGCGACCGGCAAAGAGCTTGAGCGCATGACGCGCGCTGCTGTTGACGCTGCGGCACAAGGGAAGGACCTTGAAGGCGCGGCCGAAGCGCTCGGCAAAGCCTACCTCGGCGAGACCGGCCGACTCAAACAGTACGGGATCACGATCGACGAAGCGGTCCCCAAGGCGTTGCGCTTCGCAGAGGCCCTACGTCAGTGGGAGAAGTTATACGGCGGGTCTGCGGCTGCCAAAGGAAAAACATTCTTCGGGATGATCGGAATCGCCAAGGAAGATATTGAAGATTTCGGCGAGGAAATCGGTCGCAACCTTGTGCCGACCGTCAAGCGGTTTGTCCAGTTCATGATCGACAACCGCGACGTGCTCATGAAAGCATCAGCAGACATTGGTCGCGGCATCCTGAAATGGGCAGACGATTTTGCGACTGTCTTCACGTACTTCAAGACGAAATATGCCCAGTTAAAAGCGTTCATGGCAAGCAGCCCGAATCTATTCTTCGGGAAGACGACGCCAGAGCAAAAGAAATTATGGGATGACTTTTCTGATCCTGGCAACTCACCCACACACGTCGATACGAAGCCTGCAACGCTTGTGCCTGCTGGTATGTCTGCTGGCGCCAAGGACGACGACAAAAAAGGTAAAGGGAGCCCCAGCGAATTTAGCGAGCTGTGGAAGCAGGCGTACAGCGAAATCTTTGCTGACGGCAAGATTGTATTCGACGGCATCAAGGACCTCATCAGCGGCACGATCGGCGTCCTCTCGCAGACCTTCCAGCAGGTGTTCATCAACCTGGCCGAGGGCGGCAAGAACTTCACGCAGATCATGTCCAACCTTGGCACGAGCTTCCGCAACCTCATGTTCAAGGTGATCGCCGACATCCTGGCCAAACAGATCACCGCGATCCTGATGAGCGTCACGGCGGAGCGCGCGGCCGCGCTGGCCAAGGTCGCCTTCCATAAGGCCGTCGCGTTCGCCGGCGCACTGGCCGCGCACGCGCCCATCCCTTTCGTCGGCGTCGCGCTGGGCTTGGCGGCTGCGGCCGCGATCGCGGCCTACCTGGCCGGGGCCATCCAATTCGCCGAAGGCGGCATCGTCAACGGGCCGACGTTGGGCCTGGTAGGCGAGGCCGGCCCGGAGGCCATCATCCCCCTCAAGAAGGGCAAGGAGATGGGCATCTTTGGCGGCGGGGGCGGCGGCGGGACCACCGAGGTCCACCTGCACTTCGACGGCGCCGCGCTCGTGGACGGCGACGAGACGAAGTGGGACAACATCGCTCGCCGCCACATCATCCCGGCCCTGGCCGCTTACCAGGACAAGACCCGTGCCAACGACTTCCGGCGCTGGCCGACGAGGGGCTGATGGCGAACCAAGTCCTGACCACCAGCCTCACCCCGAGCCTCGACTGGGCCGACGTCTCTGGCGCGCTCGAGTACTGGGTGCAGGTCGCTACGGACCCGCGCTTCCGAACGATCACGCAGCAGAAGACCGGCCTGGCGACGAGCACCCACACCATCGCCTCCTCGCTGACCGACGCCAAGAAGTACTACTGGCGCTTCCGGACGCGCACCACGGCGGCCTACACGACCGACCAGGCGCAGACCACACAAGGCGCTGTCGGAGTCGCCCTGCGTGACGCGGCGGCGCGGACCGGCCTGGCCCAGTCCTTTAAGCCAACATACTCCCTGCCGATCGCGCGCATCGCGCTCAGTCTAAAGAAGACCCTCGCGCCGACCGGGAACATCTGGGTGGAGATATGGACCGACTCGCCCGGCGCGCCCAGCGCCCAGCTGCTGGCCGATAGCGCCGTCGTGAACATCGCCACACTCACGACCAGCTTCGCCTCCTACAACTTCGACTTCACCTTCCCCATCCCGGTCGTCGCCGGCACGACCTACTACGTTGTCCTGCAAGCAGACAACGCCATCGACGCCGCGAACTACGCCACTTGGGAGACATCAGGCTCCAACAACTACAGCCGCGGCGGGCCGTTCCAACACGACGGCTCCGTGGCCTGGACGGCGCCCAACACGTTCGACCACGTCTTCAATACGCAGTACCAGGGTGGCTGGGGGACTTGGTCGCCGACGTGGTCCTTCTGGGTGGACTCGACCGCTGAGGCCGCGTTCACGCCTAGCGTGTCGAACGCCGTCGGCCGCTACAGCTACATCGACCCCGACGAAACCACAGACACCTATACCTTTGCCTGCAACCCGAAGACCAAGGCCGACCCCGTGCAAATGCAGAAGGCGTTCGAGCGCAACCTGTCCGGCGACCTGCTCTCCGAGTTCATCGCCACGCGCGCGCTGATCAAGCTGGACTTCAACGAAACGTACATAGCCCTCGAGCAGAAGACGGAGATCGAACGCTTTGCGAACAAGCGCAAGGACGTCTACCTCGTGGTCCTGAGCTACAACCGCCAGGACGTCGTCGAGAACATCTACAAGGTGGCATTCACGAAGGGGCCGACGTTCGAGCCGCTGGCACACGGCCGCGAGGACTTGTTCGTCGGCGACGTGGAGCACGAGGAGTCGGCAAACACATGAGGATTTCTATATGCCCGAAATAGGAAGCGGGGGCGGCAGCGGGTACCCGGCCGCCATCGACTCAGACGCGACGCTCGAAACGAACGCCGACTACGCGCGCATCCAGGTCCCCAACGACTTGGCCGCGTGCATTGTCGCGATCGAGACGGAGCTCGGTATCGCGCCGTCCGGGGGATATGCTACGGTCGTTGCCCGATTGGACACTTTAAGCAATACGTCCGGCGGCGTGCCGAGAGGCGCGAACTCAGCTCGTCCAGCTGCCAGCGCCGGCACGTTTTATCTGAGCACCGATCTCGGAATCTTCGAATACAGTGACGGCACGAACTGGTTCCCGATCCTATAAAAATATGAAAAAACTTCGACACCTCCTGACGGCAATCGGACTCCTCGCCTGCGTGGCGGCGCCTTCCGCCGCCGTCACGCTCACCACGACCGGCTACTACAGCCTGCAATACGACACGGTCAAAGGCACGTCTACGATCCAGATCGCCGGAGAGATAAAGGTCGCCCAGAGTTCGATGACGCTGTCCACGGCTAAGGTGATCATCAACGGCACGACCGGCTTCATCACGCTGGCCGGCGCGCTGACGCTGTCCGGCGCGTCGGCCAACGCAGTATTTCCGGCCTCTACAACCGTCTCCGGCGTGTTTGGACGGAGCGCATCTTTTATCACCATCGATCAGACCGGAGCCGCCGGATACATCACCTCGGTGTCCTCCGTAAACGCTGCTTCGTTCTGGGGCGACGGCTCTCATTTGACCGGAATAGGCGTTGGCGGCGATGGTGCTGTTCAGTTCGTAAAGAGCGGCAGTCTATTCGGACGCACCGACAAAATCTATTTCAATGAGCTCACTGGCACGCTCGCGCTCGGAACCGGCGTCTCGACGACCAGGGGACTAAAGATATCTTCAACTGTCATAGCCGAGATCGATGTTTGCTCTGTCACCGGAACACCGACCTGCGGTGGCATTTTTACCGCCTCCTCAGGTGCCAATCCGTACACCACAATTACTGCTGATGGTGCGCTGCGCTTTAACTCCGCCGGGTCCAATCGCGGTGGCTTCTCGACTGGTGGGGCGCTCTACATCGGCACCGATCCAGTGGCCGCCGGCGGAACTGCTGGAGACCTCTATTTGTCTGGCAACGTCACGTCCGACCTTGCGGTAATCGCTCTGAACTTCACGCAGAACGGAGCTGCTGGGAGATATTCCGGAGCCTCGTCTGTCACAGCCTCCGGCTTCTTTGGGGACGGATCACAACTGAAAGGCATCCCATCCACGTCATCGATCAGCGGGGTCTACCTGCCCCTGGCTGGCGGCTACATGTCCGGCCAGCTGACCAACACGTCGAGCATAACAGCGACCGTGCGGATGCTTTCGCCGCTCTACACACCTCTGGTCGGCAACGGCAACAGCATCGCCATCACCGCCAACAACGGGGCCGCCGCGCCTGCTGGTTCAATCACGCTTACCGGCGGCACCGGCTCATCTTCCGGCGGAGCAGGCGGCAACATCGTCATCAATGGCGGCGGGTCAAATGCCAATGACGCGGACGGCGGGGACATCACGATTACAGGCGGTGGTGCCGACAACGCGTCCACGCCTGGCGGTGGAGACGTGACGATTACTGCCGGAAGCGGCAACAACGGGGACGGCGGCGTCTTGACCCTGGCCGGAGGAACTGGCGCTGGGGCCAACGCCGGATACATCGCCTTCTTGTCCAGCGGCATCGAGCGCGGGCGCCTGTCGCAGACTGGGAACCTGACGTTTTATAGCTCAGTCACCGCGTCGGCTTTCTACGGAAACGGGGCTGGCTTGGTCGGAGTGACTGGGACAGAGGCCAACACCTACACCTCCTCCAAGACGTTCACCAGCACCGTGCAAACCGCCGCGCTGTACTCCACGTCTTCATCCTTTCGCAATTCAATCAGCACCCAGGCGCAGTTCTACGGCATGGCCGTCGGTGTCCCGAGCGATTTAAACGGGTCAATCGGTCTTGGAAATGCCGCCGTTGCGCGAGGCATTCTTCAATACCAGGGGAACACCAATGGGTTCTTCTATCTCGATAACACCTACAACAACGACAACGCCGACTTTGTATTTAGATCAAAAACCTCCGTTTTGGCGCAGGAGAATTTCCGGATTCGCGGGAATGGACATGCCGGGTTTGGCGTAGCGGCTCCTGCGTCTTCTTGGGGGGCGTCGAAGACGGTTGAAATTTCAACCGGGAACAATGGCCCGAGCCTGTCTCTGACAAATACAGGAGGCACAGCTTCTAGATGGGAGCTTATCGCGAAGGGCGGGTCGTCTGGCGAAGTTGCGCTCGCCGAAAGCGGCACTACTCTGTGGATTCTGGATAAGACCACGGGCCGGATGACGCTCGGGTCAACGGCTGGAACTGGGGTTGGTGGTCTTATCGCCGGGTCGGCTATTATCGATGCCGGGTCGGGAGTCTCCACGGTAACGGTCGGCAACGCCTCCAACGGCTCCGGCTCTGTAATGATCTATGCCAACAGCGGCGTCACCAACGGGATAACTATTGGACCATCAGTCGATTTAGGGGCACGGATCAGGTACAACTCGAATGGGAATCTGGACATCAGCCCGCGCGAAGGCTTCCATATCAATTTTAGAGGCGGCGGCCAGGTCTATTCATCCTCTGGGACCTGGACACCGGCATGGACCGGGTTCAGTGCCGACCCCACTGGAACCACCGCCGTCTTGCAGATCGGGAAGATGGTGAAGGCCGAAATTGAACTTTCGGGGCATGGAACAAGCAACGCCACCACACTCACCGTCACACTCCCCGTCGCGGCAAAGCGGGCCACAAGCTATCCGATGCAAGTCGTAGACAATGGCACCAACGTCATTGGTGTTTGCGACACAGCTGCCGCGTCTAACATTCTTACTTGCTACGCATCTTCGGCCTACGCCAGTTTCACCGGATCAGGGCTTAAGAGCGTGCGGATAAATATCTCGTACATCGCCAACTAAAATGACCGCCCCCCTCCACCTGCTCTACCCCCGGCTGGTTAAGCTGGCGGAGCGCGCGTGAGCTTCCTATCCCGTCTCAAGTCGACGCTTCTGTCTGCCGTGGATCTGGTCAACGGCAAGCGTCCGGCCTTCGCGCGCCCGCCGTCCTTTGACGAAGCGTGGAGCATCCACGACGGCACGACCCGCCTCGAGGCCATCCGCGCGTCTGCTGAGATGGAGATTTCTGCCTTCGTCCGATCTGGCGACTTTGTGGCGCAGAAGCCCAACGACCTCGGCGACGCCTGCATCTGGCAAGGCGTCTACACCGCGATGTGCGTACACCGCTGGCGCGTGACCAAGAGCGATGTCTTGCGCATCGAGATGGTCTGGGCCGCGCAAGCGCTGGCAAAATATATCCGATCGGGGATACTCCACCGCGGAGCCATGCCAACGTCGCTCCAAGGTGTTTTGTTTCACAAAGACGCGACAAAAATCTACCTGGACGACCCGGACGGGTATACTTACCGCGACGACGCGTCCCTCGACTCGCTCCTGGGCTTCTGCTTCGGCGCGGCCACGGTCCTGCGGTACGGAGACGCCGAGACGTGGAGCCTGCTCCGGCCGGCGGTGGTCGCGCTCGCAAAGCGCTTCGAGGACGACGGCTTCCGCCTGGTCAAGCGCGACGGCACGCCGACGCAGTACGGCGACTGCCGCCCTGGCCTCATCCAAGCCCCCGTGCGCGTCTTGGCGGCTGCCCTGCCGTCCCTGCTGGCCGGCGGTGAGGCCTGGCGCAAGATCGCCAAGTCGCACGCGCCAGAGTTCCGCACGCCCGACACGCAGATCCCCGGAAAGATGTCCTGGGTGAACGCCCACTTGGCCATGCTGGCTTCGCTGGCGTACGCCACGGCGACGCACACCGGCGACCCCGGCCGTAAGGAAGCGGAGGACGGCCTACGATCGCTTCTGACGAAGTACGCGCCCACCGGAAACGCCTTCTTGATCAACGCGTGCGGCGCGGCCGGCCTCGCGGTCCGCGCCGAGGACCAGCGCGTTGCCGCGCAGGTGCTGTCCGAGTTCCCCGTTGGCGGCAAGCCCATGACGCCCATCGCGCCGAAGAACGTCTACCCCACGCCGGCGCACCTGCGCCCGCGCTTCGACGTGTTCTGGCAGCGCGACCCATATGAACAGGGCAGCGGCGAGGAGATGAGCGTCGCCATAAGCCGCATAGATTTCTTGCTGGCCTACTACATGGGAGCGGGGGCTTGATATGAATATCACTGCCGACGGCGTCGCCGCAGTTTGTGCCGTGATTGTGGTCGTGGGAGGCGCGATCGGCGCCTACCTCGCCGTCGTCGACCGCCGCCAGGCTGCGGAGATCAAGGACCTCAAGGACGCGGCCAAGGAGGCCAAAGACGAGATGACGCGCCGCATCGACGGCTTCCACTCGTCCGTCAACTCCCAGATGCGCGACGCCGAGAACCTGCGCCGTGACCTCGAACGGCGCCTGGGCGAGGTACAGCGCGAGCATATCACGCGCACCGATCAAGCCGAGTTTCGCGCGGAGATGCTGTCGACCGTGGACAAGGTCGGCGATCGTATCGGCCACTCCATCGACAAGCTGAGTTCCGAGATCCGAGAGGACATGAAGGCGATCTCCAAGCGCGTCTCTGACGTCGAGGCCAGAAGCTAAAATGCCGACGCCACAGAAGTGGGGAACGTCGCGTTGGGGAACATTCCTATGGGGCGGCAGCAACAGCGCCGCGCTCACAGAACTCCTCGACCGCAAGGACGGCCTACACGTCCATCGCCGCATCATCTGGGAGCTGGACGCTGCCGACCAGAACATCACTCCGTATTTCCTGAGCGCGTCGTCCGTCTACCAGGAGAAGGAGCGCTCGCCCGACCGCGTGGCCGCCGGCGACGCCACGCTTACGTTCAGTAACTACAACGACGCCTTCACCGAGACGGACTCTTCGAGCTTCCTCTACAACGTCAACTACCATAACCGAAACGTGACGATCGAGGTTGGCTTGGAGCTCGACGACGGCACCATCGAGTACGTCAAGGTCGCGACGATGAAGGTCCGATCAATAACCCTTTCTTCGGACAAGTCGCGCGTGACGATCCGCATCTACGACCTCATACGCCGCTTGCTGACCGAGACGATCAACCGGAAGCCCGAGGCCGCAGTCGCCGTCGCCGGCGGCTCCAACGTCGGCAACGGCACCTGCTCTGACGTGGACGTGAAGCCATTCGTAAACGTCTCGCAGACGTGGGCCGTAACCTGCACCCTCGGCGGCGGCACCGGCGTCGCTACCTTCAGCGTCGTCGGATCGGTCTCCGGCAACATCGGCACGCTGACCGACGGCACCGAGTTCTCGAACGCCACGACCGGCGGCATCAAGCTCTCCATCCGCGGCGGCACGATCAACTGGGTCATCGGCGACGTCTTCACCTTCTCGACGTTCAAGATGATGGAGTACAACGTCGTCAACCCCGTCAAGATACTATGGTCGCTGCTGACCGGGGTCAACTGGGACACCGGCCTCAACGAGGACTGGAAGGCGCGCACGCCGCAACTGGACGGCACGCTTAACAGCGCGAACGTCGACCTCAACTACGGCGGCTTTGCCTCGGCCGTCGATAACGCCACCTTCGACATCAAGGGCTTTGTCCCGTGGGACTACGACCTCGTGAAGGTCATCGAGGAAATCATGATGCACTTCCTCGGCTCGATCAACGTCGACTCGAACGGCCGCCTCTACGTGAAGATATGGCGGCCGGAGCTTGGCCTGGTCCGAACCTTCGCCGACACGAAGAAGAACCGATCCATGAGCCTGACGCGCGACACCCAGGACATGATCAACTGGGTCAACGTCAAGTACCGGAAAGCCGACTCGTGGCCGTGGAGCAACGAGCGCGAGGAGGACACGCTGGACGGAGTGTACGTCGCCAAGAACCAGGACTCCTACGACGACTTCGGCCAGTGGTTCACGCTCAACCTAGAGACGCGCTGGTACAACGCCGCTGCCGACCAGGCGAGCTTCCCGGCCACGCGCCTCGTCGACAAGTACGCGATCCCGCCGCGCCGTTTCACCTTCAAGACCGGCCTGGACGGTCTCGAGACACAGATCGGCGACGTCATCGGCGTCACGGACGAGAAGCTCGGCTATACGGATTATCAGGTAGAGGTCATGCGCAAGGACGGCGACTACGCCGCGCGACCCGCCGCCATCGTCTTCGAGGCCGAGGACACCGGCACCGCCGGCGTCAAGTGGGTCTTCCTCGGCTCGACCGACGACGAAGGCGACGACGCCAGCCCGCAGGCCACGAGCTTCCTGACCGCGACGGACGCCGACAAACAATTTTGTTACTTGAGTCAGACCGGGGGCAGCGGCTCTACCGGCCCCGACTACTATTTGTTCAGCCTGCTCGCGTGCCTATTGTGCCACGCGCGGGACTTGGTTACACTTTAGCCATGGAACCGCAACCTCCCGCCGCCGCGTGCCGCCCCGCGAAGACGAAGGCCGAGACCGCGATCACGATCACGCTCGAGACGAACACCTGCTACCGCGAGAGCAAGTTTCCTGCTGGCCACCCCGCGCGTGAGTGTCACGTTGGCCTGGCCGCGCTCGACCCGCTCATCTGCTCGCACTGCACGTGGTACGGCGCCGTCGCCAAGAAGCAGATGGCCAAGTTGACCGGCGAGCACCGCGTCGCGCTCGTCACGTTCCTCAAGCGACTGCAGCAGGACGGCGTGCCAGGCGTCGACGCGCACGAGCCGCAGCCCACGGGCTGGCTGGCGCGTCTGCGGAGGATACTCCAATAGCATACACCGACCTTAGCAGCACGTTCGTCTACCGGCTCTTGCTGACGCATCAGCTCATGGACCAGCTCGCCGAGAACGACAAGGTCTTCAACAACTTGCTCACGGCGGCCGCGGACATGCCGAACTTCCTGCAGTTCGACAACACGTTCGGCGTCAAAGGCGAGATCGCCGCCGGCTCGACGTACAAGAAGCTGATCTTGCTCGACGCGAGCAACGTCGTCCAACTCGGCGAGAGCGGGACCGAGGTGCGCGTGCCGGCAGACCCCTCGAACGCGCTCGGGGTCGCCACCAAGCAGTACGTCGACGGAGTCCAAATGTTTCAGTCCCAAGCGATCGTGACGGTGAACAGCGGCCTAACCGGGTCCTTCGCCACCATCCTAAGTTTGTCCGCAACGACGCGCGGCGTCGTACACGCCATCTGGATCGACACCGCCGGCGGCAGCAGCACCTGCCGGATCAAGGTTACTGTCGACGGCACGCTGATCATCGACGACACGTCAGGCGCGCTAACGAATAACCGCTTCTACGCTATGCGCGCCAACGGTAATATAGAAACAACCGCCAGCACCGACGCCGGCGATGCCGGCCACCCGCTCGAGATACGCTTCACATCCACGCTGCTGATCGAGGCGACGTCCGGCGACGGAAACAGCCGGGCCATCAGTGTGCGCTACTCGAAGATACCCTAATGAAATTTATCCAACTGATGACCTGCAAGATAGGCGACAAGTCTGTGACCTACACCGGTCGCCAGCCGTTCCGTATCGACAACGACGCTGCGTTCGAAGCCGCCCTGCTGGCCATCGGCGTCTTCGAGCGTCTCGAAGACGGGACCATGCGCTACTCCGGCGGCGTCACCGTGCCTCTCAAGGACGGCGGCGAAGCGAAGGTGGACGTCGACGGCAATATCCAGCACGGAAAAGCTGACCTGTTGGCGTACGACAAGGGCTCATTCATTTGATGGCCATGTTCAACTGGCTGGCTGCGTGGCTCGGCAGCACGCGCGACAGCCGCCTTGCCGCCCTCAACCCTCCTGTCGCTCCGGATAGTCATAAAAACGTACACACTTTTATGACACCAGAGGCATACGTCATCATCAATCCTAAGCCGCCGGTCACGTCGCGCTTTGAGCAGAGCCCCGACTTCCGTAGCAACGGCGACGTCGCGCGCAAGATCGACCTCATGGTCCTGCACTGCACCGAGGGCTCGTTCCTGAGCGCGGTCGCCTGGCTCACGGCCAAGGACGACACGCTCGTCTCCGCCCACTACACGGTCAGCAAGGCCGGCCACGTTGTGCAGACGGTCGGGATCAACGACGTCGCCTACCACGCCGGCGGGACGAAGGAGAAGCCGTCGTCCTGGCGTGGCCGCGGCAACATCAACGGTCGGTCCATCGGGGTCGAGATCGAGAACAAGAACGACGGCCTCGACCCCTACACCCCCATGCAGCTGTCCGTCTGCCTCTGGCTGGCCCTGCGCACCTGCCGCCAGAACAACATGACCGCCGAGCAGGTGGTCGGCCACGAGGACGTGGACCCAGGCCGGAAGACGGACCCGCGCAACTTCCCATGGCCACTCTTTAGGACGTCGCTGGCTGTACACCTGAGCCGCCCCGGAGGAATCGCATGACCCGACTCACCCGCGCCCTGATGCTGATGCTCGCCGTCGCCCTGCCCGCCGCCGCGAACCCGTACCTGCGCCCGATCGACCTGTCCCGCCCGCACTTCATCGCCGGCGGCTACTTGGACGTCGAGGAAGTCGGCTCGAGCGAGGGCGGCACCGCCGTCGCGCTCCTGACCCACTCCACCGAGGACGGCTGCGGCCTGCCGTCCATCGTCTGCACGGACTGGACGCCGCTCGCCGTGGGCGGCCTGTTCAACGGCGGCAGCATAAAGGTGGCCGTCGGGCCGGTCTTCAACGTCGCCCCGATCGCCAAGAGCCTCCTGCTCAAAGGCCTACAGGCCGTCACGGCCGAGGGCTCCTTCGGGAACCTCAAGCAGAGCCTTGGGTCCGTGGCGCTCAGTGGGAACGACGTCACGGTGTCCATGGGGCCGGCGTGGGTCTTGGCGCCGCAGGACAACTTCAAAGGATACTTCCGCGTCTTCGTGGGTGGTGAGCTCCGGTTCGGCGCAAAGCAGTAAAAATTGTAAAAATTCGTAAAGGAGCATCTGCCATGAACCGACTGCTCAAAGCCCTCGCCTGGCTCGGCCTACGCGCCCCGGCCGCGCTCGCCTTCCTGCTCCTTCCCATCATCCTGCACGCTGCCGATGGCACCACCGGCCTGTTGGACGTCGCCAAGGCCAACGTAGCTGCCGTTGGCATGGGCCTTGGTGGAACCGTACTATTCGGAATTTCCTTCATGTTGGCCGGCCGCTTCGTCCCCGGCATCGTGGTCGGCAAGCTGCGCAAGGTCTTCGAGGAGGCCAAGGCGTCGCCCTGGTGGCGCGAGAAGCCGCACCGCGCAAAGTTCCTCCACGCCGCTGTCGTCTTCCTTGAGGCCGAGGTGCCGGACGCCGGCGAGGGCCAGGAGGTCTACGACGCCTTCGGGGCCTGGGCCAACGCGCACGCGCGGGTCGGCGGCATGCCTCTCGGCAGCGCCGCGCAGTGGGCCGCGCTCGCGCGCAAGGGCGGGGACGCCATCGACCTACAACTGAACGCTGAAATAGTGGAAATAGCCGCGATCGTGCCGCAAACGCAGTCCGACGTGCCGCCTGCCGCTTAACGCGCGCAAAGAAAGGAGGCCACCTTTATGGCGGACATCGGACGATCCATCGTGACCATACCCGGTCCCGGTCGCGTCACCCTGCACGCGCTGGCTGACTTGCAGTACGGCTCCAAGTCTTCCGACGAGACGCTGATGCGGCGCAAGCTCAAGGACATCGTCGACGATCCCACCGGCGGCATGTCCGTCGTCCTTGGCGACCTGACCGACGACGACCGGCCGACCACCCGGATCATGCGCAAAGCCGCCTTTGCCGGCCGGCCTGAAGTCCTCGACGCCGACGCCCGCGATAAGAAGTTCTTCGTCGACGACAAGGTGATCCCAATGCTCCTGCCGCTGGCGTCCACGAAGCACGGCATCATCGGCGTCCTGGCCGGCCACCATTGGAGCTACGTCCGCGTCGAGGATGAGAAGGGCGTCAAGTACGTCAACTCAGCGCGCTACATCTGCGACGAGCTCGGGCGGATGACCAAGCGAAAAGTCCCCTACCTCGGGATCATGTCCGCGTGGATTCAGCTGGTGATCGAGATGAAAAGCAATCACCAGAGCGTCCTGCAGATGATCCATATCCAGCACGGCGTCGGCGGCGGCCAGACGCTGGCCTCGGCGCTCAACAAGCTCGAGACGACCGCCCGCTGGGCCGAGGCTGACCTGCTGATCCGCGCGCACGACTGCAAGCTGGTCGCCGGCAAGATCGTCCGCCTTGGACCCCGGATGCAACGCAGCGGCATGACGCGTTCGCTGAAGTCCTCTACCATCGGCTTGCTCAACATCGGCTCGATGACGCGCGGCTACGTCATCGGCGAGGAGGAGCCAGACTACGTCGAGATGGAGATGATGCGGCCCACCTCGATGGGCTGGGGCAAGGCCCACTTCAATATCCGGAAGTCATCCCGTGTTGAGGATCCGAATCAAAACTTCCGCGCTGACCTAACCTGCGAGATATGAAGAAACGACCCAGCCCCCTGCGCCCCTTCGACTTGACGCGCTACGTCGGCAGCGAGGAGCGCGGCATCCCGGCCCGCTACACGCCCGCCCAGCTGATCGTCCTAAGCGCTGGCGCCGTCGGCCTCCTGGCCGCGTTGGCCCAGCCCACCGAACCCGCCGCCCGCGCGGCGGCGCACCTGGCCAGCAAGCACAACCGCCGTCGATTTCAACCTCGCTTGAATAAATAACCCGCGCCACGCGCGACTTCCCAGACGAAGAAAATAGCACTTGACAAGTGCCATGGCATCCTTTATACTTTGTTCAGAAGGATCAAGACGCACCTGAGAGGTCACAAAAAAATGAAGAACGAGATCAACCAGCACCTCGCCGCCTACCGAGCCAACGACCACCTGAAGTCCACCTGCGAAGCCGTCTGTCGCAAGCCCTGCGACCAGGCCGTGAAGCAGGGCCCGAACGGCCGGTGGTTCATAACCGCCGGACACGCCGGCTTCAACAGCCACGCGAACAACCGGAGCGGCTACAAGACGTGCGGCACCGCCGAACGCATCACCCACCAATACGCGGCCAAGGCGGGCCGCTAACATGGCCCAAGTCTACATCGTAAAAAACGATTGCCTCCCGCCGACCACGTGGGGCATCTACCGCGTCGGAACCGGCCCCGGACGAGGCGAGGCCTTGGGCTTCACCATGGTCGCAGAGGCCCGACGATGGGCCAAGGTCCATGGCCACGAAGTCGTCACGCTCACCATGAAGACGGAAGCCAAAAAGACCAGAACATCAAGGAGCCAAAAATGACCAACCCCGCCGTCGCCCCAGAAGAACTGACCGTCGAGAGCCAGGCCATGAAGAACCTCCGCGCCGCCCACGCCAGCTTCCATAGCGCTCGCCTCGGTGTGTTGCGCATGCACGACAAGCTCGAAAGCGTAACAGGCGTCGAGCGCGACAGCATCCTCGCCGCATTGAGCATCCTGCAGGAAGTAGACGGCCAGATCGCCATGGAATACGGCCGCCTTGCCTTCCTGCGCGACATGCCGAGCGTTCCGATAAGCCCGGAGGGCGCGCAATGAAAACGAGCTGCGGCCCCAAGTTCGGTCGTGGCCCCGCTCCGCTCGTGCGGCCGCGCAAGCACAAGGCCCACCATCGGATCGGCACCGCCGCGCGGCTGGCTTGGTATATCACTTGGCTCGTCGTCGTTGTCACGCGCCCGCTCGCTGGCGCGGCCATATTCGCGCTCGTACTCCTGCTCAACTTGGAACGCAAGCGTAACGGCTTCTACGTGGAACGGCTATGATCATGCGCTTCATCTGTTGGCTGACGGGTCGGCATTTCGTCTTTCGGACGACCGACATCGTGATGACGCCAAAGCTCTCTTGGCGCACGCGCCTCCGGTGCCGGTGCGGCCTCGTCGACTACTACCGCGACGGACTCGTGGAGCATCCGTGAGCGGGACGACGCTCGACCTGTCCGCCGACCAGAAGCGCGCCCACGACACCGTTGTCGATTGGCTTCGAAGCCGGAGCGGCAAGCTGATGACGTTGGGCGGCTACGCTGGCACGGGCAAAAGCACGACCCTCGGCGCAATCGCGCGGACGCTCAAGAAGCGCGACGAGCATCTGGCGATCGCTTTCGCCTGCTTCACGGGCAAGGCGGCGCACGGACTGCGCCTCAAGCTCGAGGCAGCTCGCGTCTTGGACGAAGACGGCGGCGACTACTGCGGCACCCTCCACGGCCTCCTGTATGAAGCCGTACGCCTCCCGAGCGGCGGAGTGCGTTGGCGGCGGCGCCCGCGCAGCGAGATGGCCTACGGCCTGTTCGTCCTCGACGAAGCCAGCATGGTCGACGAGCCGTTGCTCAAGGACCTATCTTCATATGGCATCCCGATCCTGGCCGTTGGCGACCACGGCCAGCTGCCGCCGATTAACGGCGCGCTCAACCTCATGAAGAACCCCGACCTGCGCCTCGAGAAGATCCACCGCCAAGCGGAGGACAGCCCGATCATCCGCCTGTCGATGATGGCCCGCCTCGACGGCAAGATTCCGGTCGGCGCGTACGGCCCCGGCGTATACAAAACGACCGACGCCAGCATCCTCGACCGCCTGCGCGACCCAAAGGCCGGCGTGGTCCTGTGCGCCACCAACCGCACCCGCGGACGCATCAACCGCCTCCTGCGCAAGCGGTGCGGCCACCTCGAGGCGGAACCGCAGGTGGGCGAGCCGATCATCGCGCTCAAGAACGACCGCGACGCCGGGACCTATAACGGAATGGTGGGCATCCTGGCTTCTTGGAAGAAGGCGGAGCGCGCGACGCACGCCGAGGCGATTATAAACTTCCCCGACGCCGGCGTGACTTGGGCCGGCGACGCGTTGCGGGCGCAGTTCGGCGCAGGCAAGACATTGCAGGCGACCGAGGACATGCCGTGGCAGGAACTCGGCGGCTTGTTCGACTGGGCCTATGGGATCACGACGCACAAGGCGCAAGGCGCTGAATTTGAAAACGTCGTCGTGATCGAGGAAACCGACCATATGAAAACCGACGAAGAAAAGCGCCGCTGGCTGTACACCGCCGTCACCCGCGCCAAGCAGAAGCTCGTCATTATCGGAGCGCCATGTTGACAAATGCCCCCACAAGTGCCATACTCCATCGATACCGTAAACTAGGAGATTATATGAACCGCCCGAAGCTGTTACCGCCCGAGATCGGACGCCTTCAAAAATACATCGACGCCCACGGAGGCCAAGAAAAGGTCGGCGTATCCTGGGGAGTCAACTCGAGCACCCTCAGCCGCATCCTCAACCGCCACCACGCGCCGTCGCCTCTGCTCAAGCAGAAGCTCGTCGAGGTCGGCGTCGTCAAGCCGGCGAAGTAAGCCGCGCCGTTTTCTGTCGGACACGCCGCCACCAGGAGACATCAATGACCACCGACGCGCCTAAGAAGGACCTGACGACCAAGCGCAAGACCCTGCCGGAACTGTTGAACGACGAGAACAACAAGCAGCGATTCGCGGAAATGCTCGGCAAGGACGCGCGTTCGTTTCAGCAGAACATCCTCACCGTCTACAACGGCAGCAAGTCGCTCCAGGAATGCGAACCCGAGAGCATCATCGCCGCCTGCGCAATCTCGGCGTCGATTAACCTGAGCATCCTGCCGAGCCTCGGGCAGTCGTGCGTCGTCCCCTACAAGGACGGCGACCGCCTCGTGGCGCAATGGCAGATCATGTGGAAGGGCCTAATCCAGCTGGCGCACCGCTCCGGCCAATACGAGCGCATCCACCTCGCGCACGTTTACGAGGGCGAACTCGTCAGCTACGACAAGTTCAAGGGCATCATCCAGCTGGACGAGAGCAAAAAGAAATCCGGTCGGGTGCAGGGCTACTACTTCTACTTCAAGCTCCTGACCGGCGGCTCCTTCGAGTTCTATTGGTCGGCCAAGGAGTGCGTCGAGCACGGCCTGCGCTACTCGAAGTCCTTCCAGAAGGGCAGCGGGAAGTGGGCCGAGGATCCGGAGTTCGAGAAGGTCAAGACCGTCAAGGCGTGGCTCGCTGGCAAGGAGCATTTCTTGACTGAGGGCAGCGGCGCCGACGCCATGAGCGCCAAGTCGATCGTCAAGAACGAACTCCAAACCTGGGGACCGCTCGAAACCCGCATCAAGGAGATGGTCGCCAACGACCAGGCCGTCATCGGCGCGGACGGAACGAAGCGCTACATCGACACGACGGCCGAGCCGGCCGGCGAGCCGAAGACCTACGCCACGGCGCCGACGCCGAGCGGGGACCAGCCGTTCCCGGCGGAGAAGATCAAGTGGGCGCGCGACGCCGCCAAGAAACAGGGCGTTTCAAACGAACAGTTCGATGCCTGGCTGGCCCTGCAGGTCGGCGACGAAGCGGTCAAAGCGGCGGCGGCTGAGATCGCCTGGAAGAAGGTCGCGGCCAAGGAGGCCAAGGCCGTGGACGTCTTCGCGGTCAAGGCCCCGGAGGCCGCGCCGACGGAGCAGCAGGCGGCGTTCCTGGTGACCGGAACGGCCACCGCGGACTTCAACGGCAACCCAGACTGCTACGCGATCAAGGACGACAGCGACCCCGTCGTGAAGTACTACACCGACCAGGAAGCCGTCTACCTGGCCGCGAAGACGGCGCAGAAGGACGAGGCCAAGCTCGTCGTGAAGTTCGTCGACAAGCCGACGGGCAACAAGACCGCTCGCTGGATCGTCGGCCTCGTCGCCTAAAGATTCGTGGCAGCGCGCGGCGGGGACAC